ATGCAGAACAATAAGTCATTGGAATTTCAGGCCCTCGCCAAAAAGGAGGAGAATCACTTGGGTAAGCTCATCTTTCAGAAGATGTCAGTAGAGGATTATATGAATGATGAACAGGATAATCACCCCGCCGTGTACGTAGGTACATACGCTAAGTACAATGATGGTGATTTGTTCGGTATGTGGGTAGATTTGGTGAAGTGCGGTGATTACGATACATTCATGGAGGTTTGCCACAATCTACATGCTGATGAAGAGGATCCTGAATTAATGTATCAGGATTATGAATGTTTCCCCAGTGTCTGGTACTCAGAAAGCGGTATCGATGAAGATACATTTGACAGAATCATTGAGTTTGCCGATTTGGATGATGATGACAGGGATGCCTTCGAAGCATTCTCAGATGCTTTCGGCAATGATTGCATTGCCAGCTTCCGTGAGCGCTACATGGGCAAGTGGGATTCAGAAAAGGATTTCGCTGAGCACATCGTTGATGAGTGCTACAATCTGGATGACATGATGGGCAGTCTGGCTTCATACTTTGATTACGAGGCTTACGCCCGTGATCTATTCATCGATGATTACTATTTCACTGATGGCTATGTGTTCAGAAGATGATGCTCCTACACAGCACAGAGCGGCTTCCGAAAGGGAGCCGTTTTCTGTCTTAGGTCATCAGCGGAGTATGTGCTACTTTTGCTGATGGAATTCAGGGAAACCAAGGTTCCAAAAAGCGAACAGTCAGTTATGAAATAAGAAATTCTATTTAAGTTGTAATATAATTCATTGATATTTATTACCTTTGCACTAATTTTATAAAGTAAAACTAAAATGAGTGAAATTTGCGTCTACCTAAAAATGCCTTCCTACCTCCGCCAGTGGTTCATTCATCGCCACGGCGGTAGCAACCCAGTGAACCTTATTCGTGGCTCCATCGAGAGCAAGTTGCTGCAGCGTGCTACTACACCGCAGCCTCCTGGTGTGTTGCCGGCACGGCAGCAGGAAGATGAGGTGGCTATATGCCTCCCATCCTCAAAGAACCACGACCCTCGAACCTATAACTATCTCTCGCCAACGGCTAGAAACGCATTCTTGGCCCGCATCAAGGACGACTTCGACCTGGATGTCTGGGACTACCTGCATGACTTCGGAAAGATTGGAACACAGCAGAAAGACCTCATCTACCTCTTCATGGAACAACGGGGTATCAAGGAGGATGGTTCATGTTGGGATTCCATCGCCAAGATTTACCAGAGACAACGCAACGTATATCTGCAAAAAATTCGTAGAAAAAGTTGCACGACTTCAGCGCGTTTTTCGCCAAAAAGTTGAAATGTGTGTTTTGTTTGATTTGTTTGATTTGAACGACGAAATATGAACCAGTGCTTATCACTCCCAGGAATACAGAAAGTATGGTATATACTCTGCAACTATCTCCCAGACGATGTGGTTTACCGCTCAGTGGCCGGAATACCGGTCTCACTACAGCAGCAACCCATCAGCATCCCCATGAAGGGTGAAGCGGTCTGTGAGGTGGAAACGGCCTTTGATAACAACAGTTATATTGAAAAGGCGAAACTGACGTTTCTGACGCTGGCTGAAGTGCCTACAGACCAGCATCCGGCATTCCTCTTCCAGACGATCGAAGGTGATATCTATATCATAGGTGCTAAGGAGCGGCCATACCCAACCGTCAAAATCACACGCTCTACGGGTCAGCCCGACGGTGACACCTCCGTCAGAAAGTACGAGGTTTCCTTCTCAGCAAAGAAAGCCCTGGCACTTTGTAACGTCTGATTTCCCTGCTCCAATAGCTCTCAAAGTGACGAAAGGTCGGTTTACCCGTCTTTTCGCCACTTTTTTATATAATGTACCTTTGTGCCATAAATCCAACGCATTATGGCAACCAACACAAAAACTAACTATCACCTTCACCTGAAGGGCTTCGTCGGAGGATATGACTTCGACGCTGGATATGTGGACTACATCCTCGGTAAGAACGAGGGCAAAGAGGTTCATGTTCTGATTGACTCGCTGGGTGGCAAGTCAAACACAGCCCTCTCCATATTCTCAGCATTCAAGCGCCACGGCAACGTCAACGTGCATTTCGTGGGCATGAACGCTTCTGCTGCCACCATAGCCTCGCTGGGTGCTAAGCATATCACCATGGACTCGTCGGCAATGTACCTGGTCCATAAGTGCAGCATCGGCTTCTTTGAATGGGGACAGTTGAATAGCGACGGCCTACAGGCACTCATTGATAACATCGAGCACCAGAAGGCCGACCTCGACAAACTGGATGCCAACATCGCACAGATGTATGCCACCCGTTGCAAGAAGGAGCCTGCAGAGCTGTTAGACCTAATGAAGGCTGGGGCCTGGCTCACAGCACAGGAGGCTCTGGCTTGGGGCTTTGTCGATGAACTGACCGACTACGAGGATGAGTCGGCACCTGTTCTGACAGATGCGATGGCCAACGCAATGGCCAACGAGGGAATACCTATTCCTGATATGCCTCGCATGAACCCGCAGGAACAGTCGGCATTTGCCAAGTTCCTAAGCTCTCTGGCTGCTTTCTTCATAGGAGCGCAGCACAATCCTGAAATGAAATCTCAAACCATAAACTCTCAAACTCAAAATCCGATGAAAAAGATCTTTACTTCTATCTGTGCCATCCTGGCTTGCGAGCACCTGCTCAGCAACGATGGCAAAATCACTCTTGACGATGCGCAGCTGGACTCCCTGGAGTCGGCCATCAGTGCGGACAAGCAGACCATCAACGACCTGAACACTCAGATTGAGACGCTCAGGACAGAGAAGCAGCAGCTGGAAACTGACAAGCAGACGCTTTCTTCGCAGAACCAGCAGCTGCAGGCCGAGGTAGCCACGCTGAAACAGAAGCCTGGCGACACTACCGGCCATGTAGTCAATGACAAGCACAACGGACAGCCCGCCGAGAAGACGGATGCCGAGCTGTACTTCGAGTCTCGCGCAAACGCTCAGTCGCTGTTCGACCAGCTGCCTTAATCAACCATTAAACCTTAACCATTAACCCTTAACCATTTACATCATGGCAGGAAAACTTCAATTTACTCTGGAGGAGTATCAGGACGCGGCTCGTAAATACCGCAAGGATCTCCTCATGCTGCCCATCATCGGTATTCAGGATACGCTCAAGTTCATGACTGGCCGACCGGGCATCCGCTACAAGGAAAGCGTGGCTGCAATGAGTGGTAACGCTCAGTTTGCACCTTACAAGCCCGCTCGTCGTTCCAACTTCAATCTGGACCTGGACTTCCGTACCTTGGAGACGTTCTTCGGCTCTGTGGTGGCACAGTTCGAGCCTAACAGCGCTATCTCTACGCTGCTCGGTGCTATCGGTGACACGAAGGGCGACGGTCAGATGCAGACTCCCACGGCAAAGCACGTGCTGGCATTAATTGCCAAGTCGCTGTCTGAGCATCTGAACAACGCCATCTGGGCTGGTCAGCGCAACCCAAGCGGTGACACAACCCTCGACCTCTTCGACGGCTTCGACACCATCACCTCGCAGGAGATTACCGGCGGTACAATCGCGGCTTCAGAAGGCAACTACATGAAGCTGACAGACCAGATTACAACGGCCAACGCAGTGGACATCGCAAAGTCGGTGCTGTTCTCCCTGGATCCACACCTCCGCGCACAGACTTGTTACATGTTCTGCTCGCAGGACTTCGCAGACAAGTACAACGAGGGCTACCTCTTGACGCATGCGGGTATCAACTACAATACCCAGTACAATCAGGTTTCCGTGGAAGGTTCCAACGGCAAGCTGATTCTCTGCCCGCTGGCTAACAAGGCTGACTCTAAGTTCATCCACGTTACCCCGAAAATCAACATGTTGGTCGGCTACGACCAGATGGGCGATACGGAGAACGTCATGGTCAAGGAGTACGAGCCGTTTATCCTCTCGTATATCGCCACGATGTTCTTTGGCGTACAGTTCGAGTCTATCGACAAGCGACGCTTGAAGGTCGTAGAGCTGGCTGCTCCTGCAGGACCTGCTCAGGGCGGCAACGCTGGTGGCAATGAGGGTGGAAACGCCGGTGGCAACGAAGGCGGTAACGCTGGTGGTGGCCAGGGCTAAAAAGTGAAACTCTTCTTACGTGTACTTCTTTCATAACCGAGTCGAAGGGGAGCCGGAAGCTGTGACGGCCCTGGCTCCCCGCTTTTAAGAAAGGGTTCACAGTCCATCTTCTTTAACTTCTGTAACTTCATTAACTTCTTTAACTTCAAAATTAAACAACTATGCCTGATTGTTCTTCAGTACAGAGATCGCTCGCGTGGTGCCAAGGCAAACCCGAGCTCCCCGGCGTAAAGCGCCGTATCTATTACATTTCCAAGTATGACATCCTCTATTGGCCCGTGCTACAGCATGATGCCAACGGACGTCTGACATCCGCTGCGTATGCAGGTGACTTCGTGCTCCGTGCCGACGCAAAGTGGAAGTTCATCGATATCATCTCAGACAAGTCTCAGCTGACTTCGGATGCTCAGGGTGAATATCCTTCGCAGACGCAGTTGAACAAGCTGGTGGCTGTTCATCCAGGTGTCGACGAGGAAGCATCTTCAGCTGCTGCTTACCTCAATAACAACGACAACGTATTCCTCGTAGAGGATATGCGTGGTGCCATTCGCGTGGTCGGCTCTGATAAGTGGCCTACCAAGACGACTGTCACTCAGGACCTCGGTCAGGGTGCAGCAGGTACCACAAGTACAACCATCAACGTGGAAGCTACGGACGAGTGTCCTGCTCCCTTCTATGCAGGTATTATCGCCACTGAGGATGGTGACATCAATCCTGGTGGTAACCCTAACCAGAACACCGGAGGTAACAGCGGTAGCAATTCCGGCGGCAACAATGGTGGCAGCTCGAATACTGGTAATAACAGTGGTTCAAGTTCATCCGCACCTTCGTACAACAGTAGCGTGCAGATCAACGGACAGGCCTACAACGTCACCAAGGGTGGTACGGTCAATATCACCGGCAACCTGACTTCGCTCAGATTCACTGGCTCTAACATGTCGTACCTGTCGTACAAGCCGAACAATGACATGGAGACCGAGATTGAAATCAACAGCGCAGGTACCTCAGCATCCTGCAATGACGTGATTTCTGCTCCTAACACGGTGAAGATCTATCGTCAGGAAGGCACTGGCGATGACAGATATGATGTGCTGTGGTTCACCATCATCCTGACTGCATCAAGCAGCTCTGGCGGTAACACGTCAAGCGGTAACACAGGCGGCAACACAGGCGGCAACACCGGCGGCAACACCGGTAGCGGACACACGCTGACTATCACCCGCGCAGGCCACGGCACGTCGAGCGTTACAGCCAACGGCAGCAACGTAACCTCTGGTTCTGAACTGCCAGCTGGCACCGTGGTGACCATCAGTGTTACACCTGCTGAGGGCAAGACCCCTAACGCCTTGCTGAACGGCTACGACTTGACCCTGACTAATAACGGCAGTGTATACACCGGCTCGTTCCAGATGCCGGACAGCAACGCTAACCTCGTCATCAATAGCGGTTGGAACGACGGCCATGATGCAGGCGACATGAACTAGTCCGCGCTTGATGCTTAACTGAAATAGTTAATTCTCTACCAACGAGTATGCGCACTCCATTAGATATGGGCGACCTGCTATCAGAGATAGAAGTCCCTGATATCGGGAGTGCGCAACTCGCGTTAAAAGAGATTCAGGCCCAAAACCGCGACCTGGATCTCTTTGCTGAAAAACAGCGGAAAGGATGGGATAAAACGGTGGAAGCGCGTTGCGACTTCACACCGCATCCACATCTGGTACGGCGCTCAGGACTCTTCTTCCTCGCATACTGGAGGAAGTCTGTCTATGGCAAGACGCTCACAGAGATAAAGGCCGACGACAGCATGGTTCACTTCTTTGCCAACACCATGGTCATGTATATCTCGGATATCCTGGGACCAAGGTTAGACAAAGGCAACTGGTGCATCATCACCACGCCTAAACGAAGGCATCTGGTGAAGAACTTCGCCACGCGTATCTCGGAGGAGATGGCCAGCCGACTATCCATCCCGTTTTACGAGGATGTTTGCAGCTGCAGAACACGCCAACGTGTCAATGCGATCTTCGATGTCAACCTGGTTCCAGAGGAACAAAATATCATCTGTTTCGATGATTTTGTGACGACTGGCCAGACGCTTCAAGCAATGGAAAGAGCACTTGAACCGTATAATAAAAACTTGCTGTTTCTCAGTGGAATAGATAATAAACTTTAAAGTAAAACAAAAATGAAACAAGACTCTCAATTCACACTTAAACTGCAGGAGTGGATGAACACGCCTGACAGTCAGAAGGACTGGGCTGCTGGTGCCCTCTTGCTGCTACAGCTTTCGGGCAACCGCATCATGTACCATAACATCTCAATCAACCCGAAAGGAAAGGCCGAATTCATCAAGGGACAGCTTCAGAAATACCTGAACTTCCGACTGCAGCAACTCACCCACGACGAGGTGGAAGAGATGCAGCAGAAGGTTGATGAAATCGTGAAGGATGTCATTAAGCCTGATGCCGTTGTAGTAAACCTGGCTCCTGTCGATGCTGGCACTACTGCAGTCGCTCCTGCAGTCGCTCCATCAATCGCCAATTCCGAGGCGTCAGCAAAGGGCAAGTCTGAAGAATTTGCTGAATTCAAGGCAGGAAAGCGTGCAGACCACGACTTGCTTCCCGTTGAAATCCAAGCGCTCTACGTAGAGAACCTGGATATCATCAATCGTATGCGTGAACTTCACCTGAAGCTCCGCACACTGAGTCTGGAGAACACTACTTGCCCCGACAGCGAGCGTTATCCATTCCTGAAGGAAATCATTGCCCTCGATAAGCGCCGTGTGGCTAACTGGGATACTTACGACCACTACGTGGCTTGTACCACAGTTCCCACCGAGCCTGCTCCTGAGCCCGCTCCCGAACCAGTAGCGGAGCCTGCTCCTGCTGAGTCGGACACTACCGAGCCAACAGCTGAGCCAGCCCATGAACCCGCTGCCGAACCTGCTGAGGAATCTCCCGTCGTAGCCAATGAGCCAGAGGCTCCGGCTCCTGAGGAGAATGCCACCGTTCCCGAGGTGTCAACCGAGGGCACAGAAGCCCCAGCTTCAGCCGAGGCAAAGCCTAAGAAGGCAAAGGCCAAAACTGCGACAAAGCGTCGCACAAATAAGAAATCTGCCAAGAAAGCATGAAGCGAACTTCCACCATGGCCGATGTGCTGAAACCGCTTTCAGAAGCGGGTTCGCAAGCCTATCTGTCGAATGCTGTCCAAGTGGCCGACCTCTTGGAATGGATTCTTGAACAGGTAGGCACGGCCAAGGTGTGGCAGACTTCTTTCTCTATCTCCGAGGAGTTCTTGCGTCGCTTGTTTTTCATAGAGAAAGGCGGCAAGGTCAGTGAGTTCAACTTGGTTCTCGACCACAAGGCCACGAACAAGACACTCAAACTCTGGTCATTCATGACACAGGTGATTGAGCGTACTTACCTCACTGACAATCACTCGAAGATACTGTTGGTACAGGCTGAGAACGGTCAGACAGTCTCAGTCATTACTTCACAGAACCTGACACGTGGTAACCGCCACGAGTCAGCGTTTATCTCTACCGACAAGGCCGTATTCAATACGCTACATGCACAGGTGACAGATTTGATAGAAAACCATAGTGTTCCACTTCATGACCTCTTTCAACAGCGAATTCAATGTATATGATCATTTCTTTGAAAATCAAAAAGGAGTTCCTAAAATTTTTAGAAACTCCCTTGTGAGCATTGGCAGTATTCAACAATTCGCGTAGGTGTGGTATCCAGTTGCAAAAATATATAATATTTTTGATAATTCCTAATTTTATGGCGAAATTTAATTATTCTGAAGAAATATTAACTCAAATCGAGCAATACGCTTCGATTTACCTGAAGATATCAGATATGGCCGTTATACTGGACATCCCCGCTGAACAACTCCGCGAGGATATTGCAGACCGCTCCACAGAGGTAAGCAAGCACTACCACAAAGGCAAGGCTGCTTCCAAGGTGAAGCTGCTGCATCAGGAAATGCAATTGGCCTACGTCGGTAGCCCGCTGGCATTGGAAAACGCCCAGAAGAATCTCATGGATATGGAGGATGATGAGTAATGCCATTACCAAGTATCATAGATATCGCCCGTGCTGACCTCTACACCCAGCGTGAGGATTTAGAGGCCAAATACGCTATCACACAGGTTGAGCATATTCTTCGCCTGCGTGATATGGTGACGTGGTGCATCTCGAACTGCGACGCTAAAGACCGGCAGTTCGTGGATGAAATCATGCAGCGTTACGGCATCAGCAAAGTGACGGCCTACGCAGACCTAAAAATCGTGAAGTCCTTACTCCCGAATCTGAGCGAGGCCTCACGAGATTATCATCGTTGGCGCTATAACGAGATGATACTGGAAACGTATCAGATGGCAAAGAAACGCAAGGATACGAAGACCATGGAGAAAGCGGCCACCTCGTATGCGAAGTATAACCGCATTGATGTGGAGGACGAAACAGCCGTACCGTATCACATGATTGTGGTGCAGCCGTTCTTCCCAACTACCGACCCACGTGTCGTTGGCATCAATCCTGTACCTAACATCGATGAGCGTATCAAGAAGCTGACCAAGGAACTGGGCGCTTCTAATCCTGACACGCTGAATATCGAGTACGAGGAAGCCGACATGAACTTTGAGGAGATTTTCGACGAACCAAAGGAAGAATCACCAGAATAATAGCCCACCATGCCTACTCAGCCCACTAACCCCAATCTGAAGACCTGGGACATTGAAGCCAAACAGCACGCAAAGCGTGTGTACTTCAATAAACCGCAGTTGATGGCTCAGTACATCGGAGCCAAGACAACTGTCATAGTGGCTGGCCGTCGTACAGGTAAGACGGACTCTATCGCCTCGCCATTTGTGCTACGTAATATGCAACGAATGCCTGGCAGTACTGGCGGCATCGTGGTACCAACATTCAAGCACGGCTTGACGAACACGATTCCTGGTCTGTTGGCAGCATGGAAGCGATGGGGCTATATCAACGGCATCCATTATGTGGTGGGCCGTAAGCCGCCAAAGTCCTTCGGAAAGCCAATTACAGAGCCTGCTGACTACGAGCATGTCATCACATTCTACAACGGCAGCGTGGCTGTCATCATCAGCCAAGACCGCCCAGGTTCATCAAACTCTCTGACATTAAGTTGGCTATTGATAGACGAAGCAAAGTTCATTGATTACAATAAGCTGAAAGATGAAACGCTTCCAGCAAACGGCGGTATTCGCTCGTATTTCGGCCATCACTCATTCAACCATTCCATGATGGTGCTGAGTGACATGCCCCAGACGCAAAAGGGTTCCTGGTTCCTGCATTATCGGGAGAAAATGGATCCTCAGCTCATCGAGACGATTCAGGGTACCATCTACAAGATTTGGGAAACGAAGCAGCGCATAGCGAAAATGAAGGAGCTTCATCAGCCCATTCCTGAGTATCTGAAGGGCTACTTGAAATGGCTCGACCAGTCGCTGAACAAAATGCGCTCAGTGGCGGTGTACTATAAGGAGTACAGCACCATTGAAAACCTGCAGCTCCTGGGCGAAGAGTACCTCCGGCAGATGAAGCGTGACCTTACGCCAAAGACATTCCAGACGAGCATTCTATGTCAGCGTATCGGCATTTCGCACGACGGTTTCTACTCGTCGATGCAGGAGCATCATAAGTACGACGCCTCCAATTTCGATTACCTCGATGAACTCGGTTACGACAAGATCCTGAAGGAAACGTCCGTGCAGAACTTCGATATCAGGGCGAAGTCGCAGTTCTCCACGCTCAATTCCCAACTGGATTCACGCGCCGACGCCGACGTGAACCCGTTGGCCCCAATCTGCATAGGCATGGACTATAACGCCAATATCAACTGGATAGTGGCAGGACAGCCAAGCGGGAACCGCTTGAACGTCATCAAATCCTTCTATGTCAAATATGAGCGAAAGATTCCTGCGCTCATTGACGACTTCTGCGCCTATTATGCCTTCCACCAGAACAAGACGGTGGTGTTCTACTACGACACCACAGCGCTTGGTTCCAACTATGCCGTAAACGACCAGGACTTCCGTTACGTCATCATCCATGAGTTCGAGCGCCACGGGTGGCAGGTAGAGGATGTGTACCTGGGCAACCCGATGCGCCATGACGAGAAATATCTCTTGATTAACCAGGGCTTTGCTGGGAAGCAGCGCCTCATGCCGTTCTTCAACCGTCAGAACAACGATGACCTGATACTGGCCATCCAGTCTGCCGGTGTTGAACGCGGACGAAACGGCTTTCGCAAGAACAAGTCTGGCGAAAAGGAGCCTGAGTCGGAAGAGGACCTGCTGGAGCATCGAACCGACGGCTCTGATGCTTTCGATACGCTGTACATTGGCTGTGAGAAATTCCCGCAGCACGACGTGTACCCAATAGCAATGGGCGGTGTTCTATAATTATTCTTAACCGATTGCCGTTTCTTCAAACTATTTGATTACCTTTGCAGAAAATTTCATGGCTATGGAACAAAACGTATGCACGATTGACCAGCTGGAACGTCTGCAGAGAATGGCTTATGTCATAGAAGAGATGATACTGGTAGGTCTTCAGAAGTTTGGCGACCCAATCAAACCAGATGAATATATGACTGCTTTAGGACTGGCTACTGGCCATTGTGTCCAAAGCGCCAACCAAACGCTGAACAACCTGATTAACTTCAGGCCGTATTATGAACAGGCGTTCAAGCAGTCATACAACCACTTCAAGAAGCATCCGCAGGAGGCTTTCCCCGAAGTCCAAATAGGTATCTACGACCATATCGAGGAAGTCTGCGAAGACGAGGAATAGCTAGTTCGCTATTTTCCTGTAATAATTGTTATTGATTCTGAATTGTACCGAAATTTGGTACAATTCAGTTTTATATTTGCCCCTTGCATATATTGTATATTCTTAAGAACAGTGCCAAACGTAAAGAGCGCTGGTGTGCGCGAACTGGTATTAGACCGCCTGCTCCGCAACCCAAGGGGCTATACCATCAAGCAATTGATGGAGCGTGTCAATAAGGAACTGGTGTTCGAAGGACTCCGGCCCATTACTGCTGGCAATACTATTCGCAATGATTTGACGAATATATCTAACCGCTTCAAACAACCAATCCGTGAGGTGACACGGGGCCATGCCATCTACTTCTCATACGAAGATCCTAACTTCACAATATACAAAAGTCAGTTGACACAGCGAGAACTGCGTCTCATCTATGCCTTGCTGCAGAACATAAAGTATCTCGATGCCTGGCACGGCAGCATCATCTATCAGGAGCTGGAGGAAACGGTGCGTGACTTCGTGCAACTAGACTGTTACCAGTTGCCGTTTGTCATCTACGAAAACTACACATCCGACGAGGAACAACGGCATCTTTGTATGCTGAACGACTGCATTTGCTCGCAAATGGCGGTGAAAATCACCTGCGTTCAGAACAAAGCTGGTCCCAAACTGCTGACCATACATCCATATTTCTTGCGCCAGCATGAAAGGTTGTGGCATGTCCTGGGTCTCGATGCCGCAACAGGCGCAGCAGTCTGCGTTCCTTTGCACGAAATCAAATCTATTGTGTGCGATGAAACGACGGATTATATTCCTAACCACAACTACAATGCGGATGAATTCTTTGCATTATTGCACAAAGAACCTCTGGAATAGGAATATTTTTGTATTATTTCCGTTACTTAAGTATGAAGGCAGCATTTATTTTCAAACAATACACATGGCTCGTCGATACCATCCGTAGATATCGGCAGATTACTTTCCGCGACCTCAAAGAGGAATGGCGGAATACGGAGATGTCTGGTGGACTCCCTATGTCGCGCACCACATTCAACCGCAATCGTGATGCACTCCTGGATATGTTCGGCATCGTCATAGACTGCAAGCGTCGTGGCGGCAACACGTACTTTATCTTCAATGAAGATGAACTGAGCAAGGAAACAGTCCAGAACTGGATGTATTCCACACTCAGCCTGAGTACGCTATTGAGCGAACACAAGCGGCTGTTCGACCGTATCCTGGTGGAATACATTCCTTCAGCCGACCGCTATCTGCAGCTCATTCTGGAAGCTATGTTCCGTAACCGCCAGCTTGTAATGACTTACAAGCGCTACGAGTTTGACATCGCCAAGACATACACCGCCAGTCCATATTGTGTGAAACTACACAATCGCAGATGGTATGCGCTCATGGACATACGGCGCAAGCCCGACGCAGAGCCGCATCTGGTCGTGTTCGCCCTTGACCGCATCCGCCAGCTGGAACTGACTGATGCCAAATTCAAGATCCCATCCGACTTCAACGCTTCAGAGTTCTTCAGCGAATGCTACGGCGTGGTGGTTGGCGACGGCACACCGGCCACCACCATCCGCCTTCGGGCCTTTGGCCGTGAACGCTACGCCTTGCTTGACTTGCCAGTCCATCACTCGCAACGGCTCGTCTCTCAGTCTGACGACCACTTCGATTACGAAGTCTTCTTGCGGCCCACCGCCGACTTCAAAGCCTTCCTCGCATCCAAGGGCAGATGGCTTATCGTCGATTCTCCGCAATGGTTGGCCGATGAAATTGTGCAGATTCATCGGGAAGGTATCGAAGAATATGACCTTCAGAACGCTCAAAAATGACTATTTTCCTTCGTACATTATTAAATAAAACAAAAATTTCGATATTTTTTCGATAAATTTCGCTAACTTTGTAGCCAATTAGTAGTTTTTGGTTTCTACCTTAGCTGCTACCCGACAAAGACCACCCAGGCATTTATGCCTAAAACATAAGAAATATTAGAACTCCCTTGCAGTGTATTAAAAGGTTTGGTCGCCTGTCGAGACACTAGCTTGGGAGTTTCTGCGTCTTAAAATGAGATTGCTCAGAAAAAGAAACAAATACTTCCATCAAGACAGAGTTGCCATGCGTAATGCATCACGCTATGGCCTTACCGATGAGTATAAAAATGCTCGCAGTAACCGTCTTTCTCCAATCGAGGCCTTGGAAGATTGGGACATAATGAAGCCAGAGGATTACGAACTATTTAAAAATTAGCTTACTGAAGATATGGCAGAAAAGGAACCGGGATATGTTTATATACTTACAAATCCGAGCTTTCGCGAGGATTGGGTCAAAATCGGTAAAAGCTCACGCCCTGTTGACGTGAGGAGCAAGGAGCTTGATAATACTGCCGTCCCCTTGCCTTTTGAGATTTTTGCTACAATGAAAACTACAAAGTACAACGAGGCAGAGAAACTGGTTCATCGTTACATTGAGCGTTTCACTAATCTTCGAATACGTAATAATCGTGAGTTTTTCAATGTACAACCCGAAGAAGCCCTTGAAATATTCCGTGAAGTTGCTACCTTGCTTGACGATGTGGAAATAGAGGAAGTTTATAAGAACGGAATGAAAGGAGGCAGCAATATGACTGAAGAATCCGAGCCAATTAGACAAAGAAAGCATAATGCCCAGCAAAATTCAGAGAATAAGGTATGGCTTATACCATACAACAAGAAATTCTTTGATTTGAAAGGCTGCTACGACAAGTTGGGCGAAGTTTATTGGACTCAGCATTGCCGTTTCCAGGCTGGAGATACTGGTTATATTTATGGCTCTGCCCCTGAAAGCGCAATTCGTTTTAGCTTTAGAATAAAGGAAGCAGATATTCCCTATGCTCCTATGATGGATCAGGATAATGAGTTTGTAAAAAGTAATGGTCCAACAAATTCGGATGCCAGTAACAAGCTCTTTGCACACATGATTTTAACTGGTGAAACAACAAGTAAGCGGCTTTCATTAGCCAATCTGCTTGATAGAGGGTTAAAAGGTGCGCCAATGGGAGCTCTTAATCTTTCAAAAAAGGAATTAAAAGAACTCTTGGTATATATTAGTGACAATTTTTAAAATATTGATATGGACTTGTATTCAAAGATTGAAACTGTATTAAGAAAACAGACTAAATATGTGTCAACAGAAGATACGCTTCTTAAAAATGTGGTTCTTGAAGATACCATGAAAATGGATGGCGATCTTATTGATTTGCTATTGAGTGAAGAGGAAATTAAAAATCGATTCTTTACGCCCACTAAGTCTGGTTGTCTCGTTTTTGATAAGATGAAGTTTGGTTGGACTATTTCCAACAAAGAATTCTTACCAGATTCTTATACTCGCTACGAAAAAAAGATAGGTTTGTCCTCTGATAATGAGCATTACCTGACTGCATCTGGTGATGTTTCGCTGATATTTCCTCATAAAGATTGCATACTGGAAGGAGGCCAAACAAAGGAAGATCAAAAGCGGGACGAAGTTTTCTATAATGAGACACTTGCTCCCGATCAAGTTGATAAGTTGCTTGCTCCCAAAGTGCTTGTAGGAGCCACAAGATACGATAAAGACCATATTGATGGTGAAAAAACATCAGATTTTGGAGATAATGACAATCTAATAGTACGCGGCAATAATCTTCTTGTTATTTCATCTCTATTGAAACGCTATGCTGGAAGAGTGAAGTTAATATATATAGATGTACCATATAACACAGGCAGTGATAGCTTTGGTTATAATGATCGGTTTAATCATAGCACTTGGCTCTGTTTTATGCGCAATAGACTCCAGATAGCATATCAGTTATTGCGTAAAGAGGGAACTATCGCTTTGTCAGTAGACAACTATGAGGTTGGCTATCTTCTTGTATTACTTGATGAAATATTTGGTAAAGAAAACCGCAAAAACATCATAACTGTTAGACGTGCTTCCGCTACTGGTGCAAAAGTAATTAATCCTGGCGTGGTAAACGTTGCCGAATACGTTTTGATTTACTCAAGAGATACATCCGTATGGAAGCCAAACAGAGTATTTGCAGCCAAAGGATTTGATAGGAGATATGGAAGTTTTATTATTAATATTGACGAACCATATGAACAATGGAGATTCTCTACAGTTTTAGAGGAATTTGCAAGAGAGTCTCAAGTGAAGAAATCTGCTCTTAAGAAATATTATAAAGACAGATACGAGGATGCATTAGAACAATTCGCAATAAGACATGCTGATAGTATAATGCAGCTTGTGACATTAGATGACAACTCAGTAGGCGAAGACATCAAGGCTATAAAAAAACTATCATTGGAAAATCCGACCAAAGTTTATTATATGGCACGAGAAAATGCTAATGACTACTACGTTGTTAATGGACATGCTATCATCTTTGCAAAAGATCGTCTTATAGATATTGACGGACACAAATCTTTTTCCCAACCTCTCACCGATATTTGGGATGATGTTCTGCCTAACGATCTTCATAATGAAGGCGGTGTGGAATTCAAGAAAGGTAAGAAACCAGAGAAACTTTTGGGACGTATTATGGAGTTATGCACAAATGAAGGAGATTTGGTTCTTGACTTCTTTGCGGGATCAGGAACAACAGGCGGTGCAGCTTTGAAGATGGGCAGACAGTTCATTCTTGTTGACCAGATGGATTATACCGAAACGACCACTCGTCAGCGTCTCATAAACACTATAAATGGAGATAGCCACGGTATTTCGAAGACATACAACTGGCAAGGAGGAGGTTCATTTGTCTTTTGCAAACTTGCTGAGTTAAACGAAAAGTTTATGACTCAGATAGAGAATTGCGAGACGTGTGAAGAATGTGTAGCCATACTTGAGAGTATTCTTGAAACTGGCTATGTTAATGATAATGCAGATTTCAGGGAGATTAACAAGAGTATTGATGAATTTAAGTCATTATCTCTGGATGAGCAGAAGGAATTGATGTGTAAATTGGTTGATAAAAATATGCTCTATGTCAATCTTTCTGATATAGAGGATAGTGAGTTTGCCATAAGTGAAAATGACAAATCATTCAACCGTAGTTTTTACAAGCAGAAATAAATAAAGATGGCAAACTATCTGTATCAGCGAGTCGAGGGAGCAAAGGACTTTGGTTTTTACAAAGAATTGCCAGCTTTTGTTAGGGAGGGGATAAATCCGAGATTTGAACTTCGCCCCTATCAAGAAAGTGCTTTTTGCAATTATATAACCTATTATGAAACTCCTATCCTGAAATCTTTAACTCGCCAAGTACTGTTTCACATGGCGACAGGCAGTGGAAAGACTCTGATTATGTCAGGGCTGATAACCTATCTCTATAGACAAGGTTATCGAAACTTCCTTTTCTTTGTGAACAGGAATATTATCATCAAGAAAACAAAGGAGAATTTCTTAAATACTGCATCCCCTAAATACCAGTTCAACCCAGATTTAACAATAGACGGTATTAGAATTCCAATTGCTGAGGTCGACAACTTCGACAGCAGTAATCCTGACGGAATAAATATCTGTTTTGTTAGCATTCAAAAGCTTCATGGCGATTTGTTTGATGTTAGGGAGAATTCTGTTTCTATCGATGATTTTAAGCGTCATAAAATCGTAATGATTTCAGACGAGGCACATCATTTGAATGCTGCCACGTTGAGCAAAGATGATAAAGAGGATAACAGACAATGGGAGGTTACCATCTCAAAAATATTGAATGCCAATGAGGAAAACTTGTTGCTTGAATTCACAGCAACCTGCAAATTTGAAAACAACCCATTACTCTTAAATAAATATGAAGACAAGGTTGTTTTTGACTACTCACTTGTAAAGTATAGGGAAGACAAATACTCGAAAGACATCTTTAGCATGTCCTTCAGTGATAGCACTCCAATGGATCGCGCTTTGATTGCAGCTGTAATGAGCCAACTGCGATTGAAGTTATTCCAGCGAGAGGGCTTAGATATTAAGCCTGTCTTGATGCTGAAATCAAAAACCATAGTTGAGAGTAAAGCTAATATGGCAAGGTTCTGTGAGATAGTAAGCAAAATAACAGGTGCTGACATTTCACGCATTTTAGTTACATATGAAAACGAATGGATGAAACAAGCAAGTGACTATTTTACAGATAACGGCATCAGTATTGACTCACTGGCATTAGAAATCCGCCAAGAATTTGGCCGAGATCACTGCATTTCAGCAAATGAAGAGAAGGATGCAGACAAGAATCAGCTGCTTCTAAATTCATTAGAGGAGAAAACAAACCCTTACAGGGTTGTCTTTGCTGTTGATAAACTTAACGAGGGATGGGATGTCTTAAATTTGTTTGATATTGTCAGACTTTCTGAGACAGTAGGAAGTATAAATGATACAAACGCCGAAGCTCAGCTTATTGGTCGAGGAGCAAGATACTGCCCTTTTGAAACAAAGGAGAAAAAGGACAGATATAGAAGAAAGTACGATGATGAAGTTAATAACCCAATGCGTATCTGTGAAACATTGCTATATCATTGTATTAACGAAAGCCAATATATCAGCCGCCTAAATAAATCCTTAAGAGAGTCTGGAGCAATTCCTGAAAGAGCAGTTCAGAGAGATCTGTTTGTAAAAGACTCATTTAAAAAAACGGATTTTTACAAAGAAGGCTTAGTGTTCGTAAATTCGCGTAGAGAAATCGGACGTCAACACGTTCAGTCAATACCAGATAATCAGAAGGAAGAACGTATCTACTATATGAAGACTGGTGCGCAAGGTGTATATGATTTATTTGCAGAGAAGATTGAAGAAATTGGGACTTCTTCTAATCTGACTTATAGTAGTTTTACTATTAAGGAAATTGGAGGCATTAATTATGGAATACTGCACCGTGCTATCCGACGTAATACATCCCTGACATTCAGTACATTAAAACAATATTTCCCTTCATTGCAATCTACGAGAGAGTTTGTAATGTCAGACAGTTATTTAGGCAATGCAGTTATAACCATTTGCTCCAAACTTAAGAAAGAAGAAATAACAATAGACCTAATTTCTAAGGCTGTTTGGCTCTTTTTCAAAGACATAGCTCAATATGTGTCCCAGATTGAAATTCAATACGAAGGAACGAAAGAGTTTACATCAAAGAAGTTGTGCAATGTTATTCGAGACCGTGTCTTGAACTTCACGAACCCGACAGCTGATGGCGTAGGTATTTCTCAGGGGGATATGAGTGTGGATGCTGCCATTCGACTTGATTTAAGAAAAGAAGACTGGTATGTTTTTACTGATAATTACGGGACGCCTGAAGAAAAAGCTTTCGTTGCTGCATTCAAAAGATACTATGATGATTTGCAAACAGCATATAGCGAGGTCTATCTTGTAAGGAACGAAGGTGAGAAAGAACTTGCGACCTATTCATTCAATGGGGGGCATCTTTTCGAGCCTGACTATATCCTTTTCCTTAAACGTAAAAATTCAGATGACAGGAACGAACAAATTCAGATCTTTATAGAGCCGAAAGGAGATGGATATATTGCAACAGACATATGGAAGGAAGAGTTCCTTCTTGATATTGAGAAAATTGGAATTCCTGTTATTACCTTCGTTGATAACACGGATTATCGTATAAGAGGCTTCCATTTCTTTAACAGAAATAAAAGACGAGAAGAATTCAAACAAGACATGGGTAGTTTACTTTGATGGCTCCTAAGATAATTTAATCTGCTTCTTCACCATATAAATATAAAAAAACGGATATAGTTATGAGACATAGAATAAAAGCAGGTAAGGTTGGCTCGTTTACTCCTGAGAAGCAAAATTTGGAGACAGAGCAACTGGAGAATAAAGAAGTCGCTGAAGAAGTGGAAGAAATCTTCGAGGAGGATTCGGAATTCAGCAATGATGACGAAGCTCTCGCAGCAATGGAGTTTTACGACAGTCCAGACGAAATGGAATAAAAAAAGAGAACCTCTGCCACATATTGGCGTACCCTTGGCGTATTTTTGCAGAAAATTCATTAAAATATGGACAACGATAGAGGACAAAGTTTGATAACTAAATACGTCTGGGTGATAGAGACCATCTATCGCAAACGTAAGATTTCGTTCAAAGAACTGAACGAGCTATGGCTTCGCGATGACATCAGCAGAGGTGTGGAAATTCCGAAGCGCACCTTCGACAACTGGCGTTATGTCATCTGGGATATGTTCGGTATCAGCATTGCCAACGAGAACCGTGGTGAGTACCGTTACTTCATTGAGAATGAAGAGGATATCAGCAAGAATGGACTTCGTTCCTGGCTCTATAATACTTTCTGTGTGAGCAATGCCTTGGCGAACAGCCAGAGCATCAAAGACCGTATCATTCTTGAATATGTTCCTTCTGGGCAAAACTATTTGCAGCCTATCATTGAGGCAATGAAGGAAAACCGTGTCCTCAACATAACCTACCACAGTTATTGGAAAGACGAGGAGAACAACTTCGATGTGCAGCCGCATTGTGTGAAGCTTTTCCGTCAGCGTTGGTATATGGTGGCACGAAGCACAGATCCTTACTATTACGAGAAAGGTCCACGCATCTACGCGCTCGATCGCATTACATACCTTCATACAACGGATGAGACATTCGAAATGCCAAAGGACTGGACGGCTAAGGAATTCTTTGATGGCTGCTTTGGAATCATTGCCGAACAGTCTGTCAAAATCCAGCCTGTTAAGTTGAAGGTGTCTGCTGGCCAGGCTAACTATATCCGTGACTTGAAGATGCATGAATCGCAGGAAGAGATAGAGCGTAACGAAGAGTACAGCATCTTTACCTTCAATCTCCGTCCTGAGTTTGACTTTCAACAGGAACTGCTTTGGAATGGTGAAGATATGGAAGTGCTCGAACCTCTATGGCTCCGCAAGGAGATTGCCGGTAAGATAAAGAGAATGTGGAATAAATATAAGGAGGACTGACAATGGTGTACAATTTCAACAAGTTCAGCTTTCGTGGTATACAGGATTTGTGCCGTGTCCATCACAGAGAATTTATGATGTCTTTAGATAGAGACAAATTAAAGGCTGTTCTGGAAAACAGAAGAGTGAGGTTTATCGATCCATTAGGTAAATTTGACTATGCCTATTTTGGAGAATTTACATTCGATGGCGACGTTATGATTCTTTGGACGAAAAAAAATGAGTATACAAGATTCCACAGGCCTCTGCATACATTCACTTTGTGGTCGCAGGTTCCAGTTATATTTGCTGGTGTGGATACAAGATACAGGGATGACCAAAATCAGGAGATCTTTACAGGCGATATTATATCATATAAGGGTTACACTTCATTTGTCCGTTATTTCGGAGATTCTAATGTTCCTGGCCTTGCTGGTGATAACTGTGATATACCGTTTGAAAGAAATGGTGAAATGCACAAAGAGGGTACAGTATTTTCAGGTATTCAACCGACATTATTCAAGGAATTTATTATTGAAAAGTTATATTGGCCGACTGCTCAGTTTGTACCACATGGTATTAGTCGTGACGAGGCGATTGCAAGAGCATGTAAGGCGGAGAGACAGCCGCAGTTTACAGATGACTTCAAACCGCAAAGAAGAGGACGACAACGAACATACCAACAATTGTCAGAGGTCCTTCGTGAAGATGATATTCTGTGCTATATAGCGAAAGAAATGATAGAAGGTGGAGAATCGCTTGGTATCATTCAGTGTGCCGACAACATTCCAGATGACTATCATGGAGAGGAACACTCTATAGAAATGCCAACAGCAGAGGACTTTTATGTTTCAATTCAAACCGCTTTTCATGAATTCCTGCAGCATGCACATAATAATCCAGAGAAGACTTATATCTTGTGTGATTTCAAGGATGCATTGGAGATTAACAAATATGAAGAACAAAAGACAGCACTGCAATTTTGGGAGTGGTATGAATTCAAAATACCTAATGTCATCATGCCCTTCTGGATTCTAAATAATATTGTGGGATGGGATATGATAGGAAGAGACTAAGTCCATTTGTACAAAAAGATTTAAGACAAGAATGTGATGAAAGATTTTGCAGCTATAGATTTTGAAACGGCAAACAATGAGCGTAGCTCTGTTTGTTCTGTTGGAATTGTCATTGTTCGCAATGGTGAGATAGTAGATACATTCTATTCTCTCATCCAACCCGAACCGAACTATTATAATTATTGGTGCAGTCAGGTGCATGGCCTCTGTCATGAAGATACAGACGATGCCCCTGTGTTCCCCAAGGTATGGGCACAGATTGAACCTTTGATAGAGGGTTTACCACTTGTCGCCCATAACAAACCATTCGATGAGGGGTGTCTGAAGGCCGTATTCCGTGTATATCAGATGGACTATCCTGACTACGAGTTCTACGACACCCTTTGTGTCTCACGGCGAGTGCTCCCTGATTTAGAGAATCATCAGCTTCATACTGTTGCTGCTGCTTGTGGTTTCAATATGGAAAATCATCACCATGCACTTGCCGACGCAGAGGCATGCGCATGGATTGCAAGAGAAATATTGAAATAACTAATTATATAAACTATATGGTTCAGCTAACAGATAAAATGATAGAGGTGGCTTTTGATGAATTGGCTATCGATGGTAAGTACTTTGACAAATTCAAAGAAGAAGTAGAACGATGTTATTCAGAACTGCAGAGAGATTGCCCTGAAGATGACGACGATCCTGAAGAAGAGTCAAACGCTGATGCAAGTATTCGTCTCTCCAAAGAGTTTATGGAATACTATGTGCCAGAGAAGGAGAAAGGACACTGCGAAGCCTGGGCAGAAGCCTATGCTAGAAGTAGTTTGCCAGGAATGGAGGAATATAGTTCATATCGTGATGCTTACTATGCTCTTGAAGAAGAAGTCAGGGAGAAAGAATTGGATATTCATGTTGCATCAATGAGTGATGACCCGCTTTTCAGGAAGAGATACAAGTATCTGTTTACTGAAATTATTGGAGACCCAAAGGAAGCTGCTGAGAACTATTGCAATGATTATAGAAGAATGATAGCCTTAGGAAAAAGCGATATCTATGCCCATGCTTATGCCGACTACCACGATGAATATAAAGAGGCTTTCTGTGTTTTCTATGCTCAAGCATACGAATTGGCAAAGAAGCATGGAATGGATGATGGCGATGCATATTGTTTCGGTGACACATGTACCGAAGCTGTAGATCAAGGGTTGTGGTTGCACAAGGATCAGTTCCTGAAACGTTATCACGAAGATTGGCAGAAAGAATTCTATTTCACTCTGATGAAACAGGACTTTGAAGAGACCGAACATCGTAAAATGTCTCCATCGGAAGAAAAGGAGCTAAGAGCAGATTTTTAATGTATTAATAAAAAAACAAATTACTGTTGATATCTAATAAAAATAAGAAAGAACATGGAAATAGGAAATTTTACATTTAAAGATATTGTTGACAAGATTAACAATGATTTAGGCACAGAGTTTTGTGATAAATTTCGATATGAGCGAAAGAAACTCAGTAACTCAGGGCGTGCTTCTTCGGCCAATATCTTATTCAAGTTTGTTGATCAAGGTCGCGATTGGGTGATTAATGAGGGGGGAGGAGTTGAAATACAGTATCATCTCTATTATCGACAAAATAGCATTGGCTATGGATTAGGGTTTAATGCTCAATATGTTCCTTTTGCAAACGAAAAGAGTCCAGTAGATTACATTCGCCCTTTCGTTACTGCCTTTTTACAATTGAAGAATGAAAAATTCAAAGTTCTTCACAATTTAGAGTCGAATGGTTTTACAATCATTGAAGGAAACGGATGGGATGGATTAAATAATATAGAACAAGATGATTACTACTTGTTTGGAAAGACAATTCAAATTCAAAATGGTGTTCTTTCTGATATGGAATATAATCAGATGCTAAAGGACATCAAAAATGAATTGTTTGATTTATATGTTGCAATCTGGAAAAAAGTAAAATTTATGGATAAGAAATACAAAACGACTGAGAAATATGTTAGTTTGTTGAAAGCAAACAAAAATCTAATTCTTACAGGTGCCCCAGGCACAGGTAAAACCTATCTTGCAAAACAAATTGCAGCCCAGTTAATCCTCAGTAAAGAATTTGAAGAGCATACTGCGACTGACGACGAGAAGAATAAGATGAAAGAACAGTTTGATTTTGTACAGTTTCATCCATCATATGACTACACAGACTTTGTCGAAGGTCTTCGACCCATAGATGATGTAAACGGGAAAATTGCTTTCCGTAGAGAGGATGGCGTTTTTATGAGATTCTGTCGGAAGGCATTGGAAACATACAGCAAAGTAGCAGATAAAGAAACAGCACCTAAGTATGTCTTCATCATTGACGAAATCAACCGTGGTGAACTTTCAAAAATATTTGGTGAGTTGTTCTTCTGTATTGATCCTGGCTATAGAGGAGAAGTCGGAAAGGTAAAGACACAATATTGCAATTTATGGAAAGACTCGGATTGCTTCGGAGGGCATAAAGCCTTCTTCATACCAGAGAACGTCTATATCATAGGGACAATGAACGACATTGATCGTAGTGTTGAAAGTATGGATTTTGCTATGCGACGCAGATTCGCTTTCAAAGAAATCCAGGCATCAGAAACGATGGAGATGATAAGAAGTAATGATAATCTCAGAGAATTTTACCCTCTTATAGAAGAACGCATGAAGAATCTGAATCTTTGTATTCTTACAATTCAAGGTTTTTCTTCTGCTTATCAAATAGGAGCAGCATATTTCCTGAAACTAACAAACTATCTAGAAGAGGATAAATTAACAGAAAAGGCATGGGAGAATCTATGGAGCAACCATTTACAGGGCTTGCTTTTTGAATACCTTCGCGGATTACCTAACGCTGATGAAGAATTACAAATACTGTATCGTGCCTTTTTATTGGAAGAAAAGTATAAATTGAATGAAGGAAAAGTCGTAAAAGATGAATAATCTAGTCCATCTTACTGACAATAACGCCCAAGGAACAATCATTCCAAGAGAGAGCATTCAAGATGTTCTGCAAATATCTAATATAGGACGTTTGCAGAATGCACCTGACCTTTTAGTGTTCCCTCATTCATTTTCAGAGTTGAATGATGGAATAGGTGAACTTTCAATAGTTACTCTACGTGATGTACAATATGCAGACGGTAAGTGTGTTTCTGCTAAGGCGTGCACAGGAAATCTAATGGGATTTGTTGGTGTCAATGAAACTTCTATAAGCATTCACTCTAGATTCACGCACAAAAAGGAGAACGGTGAAGTAGATCCATCGTCACCTGACCATTTTCTCTATTACATGCTTCAAAAAGTGTTCTCGGTCAACGTGTTTTCTCTGGAACATGCTTCAAACAAGGAAGACAAGATTTTGGATTTCCTCTTATTCTTGTTCCCACTTATGTTGAAAAGTGCAATGTCTCAGGGGCTATACAAGGAATATAAGAGATTCTTGCATGACGATGACAGAATTAAAGGATCTATTGATGTCAACAGATTCATACGTTTAGATATTCCGTTTAGAGGAAACATTAGCTATACTACCCGTGAATATAGTTACGATAATACCATCACTCAACTTATACGACATACAATTGAGTATATAAAATGCAATCCGTTTGGTTATTCGATTCTCAACAACGATTCTGATACTATCGAATTTGTGCGTCAAATTAGAGAGGCTACTCCTTCCTATAGTTTAAGAGACCGTCAACGTGTTTTGAATGCAAACCTCCGGCCTAAAGTACATCCCTATTTCACAAAATACAGAGAGTTGCAACAGTTATGCGTGCATATACTCAGACATGATTCTTTGAAGTATGGCGAAGAGAAGGATAGAATTCACGGAGTTCTTTTTGATGGTGCCTGGTTGTGGGAAGAATACCTAAATATAGTGTTACACGGATTAGGCTTCCATCATCCTGAAAATAAACTACATAAAGGAGGATTCAAAATGTTTAGACATCAGAATGAAGATGAGCAAATTAACAGAAACAGCAGAGTGCTCTTTCCTGATTTTTATAAGGATGATTTCATTCTTGATGCTAAGTACAAACATTTGAATCGCGGTATTGGAAGAGAAGACCTTTACCAAGTGGTAACATATATGTATTGCAGAAAAGCAAATCATGGCGGATATGTTTATCCTGATGAAGAAACAAACTCATATAGCAGATATCAATTAGAAGGATATAACGGTTACATTCATTTATTGCCTGTTTCAATCCCTCAGGACAAAACGAACTATAATGCTTTCATACAAAGAATGGAGGATTCTGAGGATAAATTGCGAAGACTGATTCAAGATGTACAATAGTCTATTATATTTAGCCCCATCGCATAATTATTTAACAATAATAGGTTTTTTCTTAGACCTCTGCTACCAGTTGGCAGAGGTCTTTGTTTTCTTTGTGCCAATATTAGTAACAAAATCATAACATTGACACAATATGAAAGCTTATCGATTTGTACACTTGAATGTCCACTCCCATTATTCAATAAAGGATGGATGCGCCAGCATCAAGGAATTGGTAGATGCCGCTATTAAAGACAGAATGCTAGGCATTGCTATTACTGATAATTGCAATATGTTTGGCATTATGGAGTTTTTCGACTATGTTAGTCGAATTAATATTGAAAGACAAGAGAAGGGTATGACACCTTTCAAACCTATCATCGGATGTGAACTATATGTGGCTAGGCGAGGTTCCAAAGAACAAAAAGAAAACATCGAAGACATTAATGGCTATCATCTGACAATTCTTGCCAAGGACCTGATAGGATATAAGAACCTTATTAAGATTGTTAGTAATGCGTGGATTGAAGGTCTTTATGGTTACCCCCGAACAGACCGTGCGGATCTGGAGAAATACCATGAAGGCCTGATTGTCCTCTCTGGTAGTGCTGGTAGCGAGGTTTTTTCTAAGATCTCCAATGATGATATTACAGGTCTAGATGCAACCATTAAATGGTACAAACAGACGTTTGCAGATAATTACTATCTGGAACTTCAGCGCAATGCTGATTATGATTTAAAAGGCAACGCGCCAAGTGATCTGATGTTGGAACAGCAAAAGGTTAATGCCGTTCTGATTCAGAAAGCAAATGAATATGGCGTAAAAGTTGTAGCCACGAATGATGTTCATTATGTGGCTCCAGAAGATTTGGCAGCTTACAACATCCAACGATGTGTTGCTACCAGAGATAATATGGAAGAATTCGCCAAAATAGATACACTTCAGTTCCGCTGGTTGACAAGCAGAAAATATATGTGCGAATTGTTCTCTGATGTTCCTGAAGCTATAGCCAATACAATGGAGATATTTGATAAGGTTGAGTTCTATGACATACGCCATGCCCCCATTATCCCCATGATTGACATTCCTAATGGCTTTGGGAGTGATAGAAAGGACAAGGAAGACGCCTACTTAGAATATTTGTCGTTTGCCAAAGCAAAACAGATATACGGGGAATCGCTTTCTGAAGATGTGACTGATAGGATTAATTTTGAACTAGAAGTTATAAAGAAAAGAGGAGCTTCAGGCTATTTCCTCTTTCTAAAGGATGTGGTCAATACCGCTCAATCTGAGCTTGGCGTTTGGGTTGGTCCTGGACGAGGTTCTACAGCTGGTAGCCTTGTATGTTATTGCTTAGGTATTACTAAGATAGATCCTTTGAAACATGACCTGCTTTTCGAACGGTTCCTTAGTATAGAGGGCACGATGTTTCCAGACATAGACATTGACTTCGATGATGAAGGAAGAGATTGTGTTCTCGAATGGCTTCAGCAGAAAAATGGCAAGGAATGTTGCGCTCATATTGTTTCATTTAGTAAATTCTCAACTGCAAATTCTTTCAGTGCTGTAGCACGAGTTAACCAACTGCATACTCCTGAGACAATGGCCATTAATGAATATCTTTCGTCACGTTATGGTTATTCCTGGTGTCCGATTAAGGATGTCATAAAGAATGAACCGAAGTTACAAAAGGTAATTCGAAAGGCTGGAGCTCCTTTGAATAACTCCATTCAAAATGCTGCTGTACTGGAGCGAAAAATCAATGGCCTGGATGTTCATGCTTGTGGATTTATTGTTGCTAATGAGCCAATATCAAACTGGGTACCCATTTCAACTTTTTGTATTGAGGACTCCAACGGCAACAATAAGAGATTGAGATGTGTCCAATATGAGGGAATACGAGTGGAATCATCTGGTCTTATAAAGTTTGATTTCCTCGGACTGAAGACATTATCACAAATGAGAGATATTTGTCGGCTTATTAAAACCCGAAAAGACGAGAATTTCAATATTGATAGGATTCCGATTGATGATGAGAAAACCTTTAAGCTGTTTCAAACTAGTCAAACCGATGATGTTTTCCAATTCGATTACCAGGGGATGCAGAAGTATTTACAAGAGCTCCATCCTACATGCTTTGAGGATTTGGTAATCTTGAATTGTATGTATCGGCCAGGGCCAATGGAAGATATACCGACACTGATCAAGCACAAGAAATCAAAGAAGGGCATAAAATACATCATTCCTTGTATGGAAAAGTACCTTCAGAACACTTATGGCATCATTGTTTATCAAGAACAGATAATGATGCTATCGCGCTTGATTGCTGATTTTAGCAGAGGTGAAAGCGACCTGCTGAGAAAAGCCCTCGGAAGGAGGAAAACAGATGTACTATCTGTTCTGAAACCAAAATTCATAGAGGGTGGTATGAAGAATGGTCATAAAAAGAATGCTCTTGAAAAGGTCTGGAATGAGATGGAGCATAAAGGAATGTATGCTTTTCAAAAATCTCATGCTGTATGCTACACTTGGCTGGCCTATCAAATGGCTTATTTGAAAGCCAATTATCCCGAAGAATTCAAACAATGCATCGAGAAGTATAGTTCAGACTGATACCATTGTTGTAATTAGACATTTCACAAAAATCTTATTGACAATGAATATTTCTTAGACCTCTGCCACCAGTTGGCGGAGATCTTTGTTTTCTTTGCATCATAATTCGTTTGATTATGGTAAAGGTAGAGAAATATGAAAAGTTGAGCAAACCAGGATTATGGTTTGTGTGTTCAGAACATCCTGCTTCAGAACTGAAAAAGTATGTTTATGACTTTGCTGTAGAATCAGGGTTGCCTATTGTGGTTTATTCTGATATTCCCAAAAAGGAAATACAGAATGCTATCATTGATCGTATAAGAACTAAATGCTTAGAAAATGCCAAAACCGAAAATGAAAGAAATTGGCTGGAGCAGGAAATGATGGAATACAATAATCATGGTTTCTTCTGGTATCCTGAAGAATTGAACGATTTTATTCCGAATGGTTCCTTTTGGCGCAACTATGTTGACATTGATGAATTCAAGATTCTTTCGTACACAAACTGCTTTTCTAACTTATATCTTATAGACAACTTGTCAGAGCTATGGCTTGATGAAGATGATTATTTATCAAAAGATTTGATTTTGATAGAGAAAGAGGCAATTGAGTATAAGAAAACCGTAATTGTTTTTGTCTCACCTAATGATCCATATTATGACAGTACAAGAGATTTTTAACACGAAGGCTGTGCAAGAAATAGAAACAGAGATTCTAACCTTGCAATACGAAACTGAGAAAAGAAAGTTATTCAGGGACTATGAAGGAGTCGCTATAGAGAGGCTATTGGGGGTAAGAAGGAATATCCTCAATGAATATTTCATCATGGATGAATACTATAAGCAGTTATTAAGTGAGTTCAATGATGCACTGAAACTTCAGCTTATCGACATGCGCAATAGAACAATAAAGCTCTTTGAGTCAGTAAAAGATAACGATGTTAAAAATAACATGGTAGTTAAGGGTAAATGCTTTCTTGGATATGAATATTCCAAAATTCATCCTGTTCAGACCGTCAGAGCCCAAAAGATGTGGGCTATGTTAAATGGAACGATGGATGACTTTATGCCCCTGTATGATGATGGTGCATGCAGTTTCGAAATAGAGACCTGGGGTAATCCTATTCACATACAGTCTGAGAATGAGATGTTGTATCTGCAGGAGGAACCAGACAACTGGAATGAAGGATTGGATAGAGAATTGACCAAGGACATGCATCTGATACATGCATTTCATAACCTGTATGAACATTTGGAATTTTCCATTTTTGACTTACTATGGGTGAGAGACTTCAATATCGAGCTACATGCTGAAATAGACTATCACACATATAAAAGCGACGAATTTGGAGATGATTTAGATTGGGGTAAGTGTGACTATTTTGATTAAAAAATAAAGAATATGACACTTCACGAATTATTGCATCAGGTCTCGTTTGACGAGATTGTGCCGTTCATTGAACAATATCATGGTTGGAATGCATTGGCATTGTATAAAATCCACTATGATTATCTGTGCCATTTGATTCCAGAATTAGGAGAAGAGACAACGGCAACAGTGAGTAATGGTGAACTTGACGAGAGCTGGCCAGAGCCGCACTTAAACGCTCATCCCTTGGAAGGAGACTATTGGGAACATTCTCTTGCCAAGGAACTAATAATAGAACCAGATGTTAAAGCATCATTGGCTGAGATTGCTATGTGCTGTCTGTGGCACACATCGTTTTGGGGCTTCACAGAAGAGCAGAGAGATGAAAGGTTCGAGAACCTGGACTATTATTCAGAGGATATGCTTGACCACGATATAACACGCCTACGTGCCATGAAAGTTATTCGTGCTGTTAAAGCGGCTAGTGGTAAAGTTCCTTCTATTAAGGAATACTTAAAAGTACGAGCATTCCATAAAACGATACGAAGCAAATGCAAGGAGTTAAAGTCACACAGAAAGGCTTTTGCTAAAGCTGGCATACGCCGGAGTTCAATGCGTAGTTATGCACGCCATATCATCCGAAGAGAATACTATAATCGAATATGGGTGGCAAGTGACGTTGTTAGGGCAATATTAAAATCGCCTATAGCTCAATCTGAAGATTTAAAGCCGTTGTTCTTGTGTGACCATATGCAGTCATACGAACATAAGACTTTAGCTTATGACAGCCAGAAACGCGTTGCATGGATGAAAGAACTGATTGAAAAATATGAAGCTTACAACTTGCAGCCACTGAAGAACTGCGTTGTCTGCATAGGCACGTCTTCCGCTCATCCCTTTAGGGTCGAAGAAGCGAGCATCATAGAATGTATTGTGTCACGTTGCTCAGGTTCCAACTTGTTCTATATCTATACAGATGAAGATTTGGGGCAAGACATGAAAATAACGACAGTATTTTACGAGTAAAGCATAATCATGTATCACATTATTTAATTATCAATTATGGCACTTTGGAGAATTGTAGTTAAAAACAGCGGTAACGCTGCATGTAAGGACAAAAGGCAACGCCTTGAAAAGGGCATGTTTATTGAAACGAGCACGGTCTCGCCTGTACCGCCTATCGGTGTTAGCAGTCAGCGATCATTGCTGGTACAACTCTTCCTTAACAAATATGGTATTGAGATTGCACCTCAGAACATGACTCGCTCATACTTCGACTGTAATAAGATCGGATAGAATCATCTAAATAAAATGAGTGGCTGACCGCGACGGTTCGCCACTTTTTTCTTCTCATTCTGGCTCTGCTACTGTTCGTGATGGGCAGCATCTCCAGTTCTGCTTCCCTCGGCAAATAGGTAGTGTCATTTCCCATCAACCGACGCTGTTCCTCTGTGTGCATCCGTTCATATGAAGTGGTTGACGCCCCCAGTGTACTTCTTCTGAATAGTGGTGCCATGGCATTTCTGAGCACATTTGTACGACTGCTGTTCTTAGAGTACCTGGATGTCACTGCCCATTGTTAATGTCACGCTCGTTGGGCTTCTCACCGTGAACAGTGGTCATTTACTTCCTATACATTTTCATTGATACTTCTTTTGATGATTGATGGCTGAAGCCTTATGCTGCTGACATCAATGATATATCTGCCTTGTCATAGGTGGTGGCCAGCCCTGCAGTCTGTGGCATGATGGTGGTAATACTGCCTCTGACATCTTCCATTTGCCATCCTTCGACTTACAAATAGGTACACACAGTATATTGCCCTAACAGGGTAGAGGGGTGCATGGCGCTTGATGTACCTGCTCGATGTGGATGAAATGTTTGTGTGTGTCAATTCTTTGCCAGTGGCATGTTGGACTTCTCATGTAGCTTCTCCCGTCGGGGCTTTCGATTTTTCCTTTGCAAAGTTAGTGCAGGCGGCATTCTGCAAGTACTGGTCACTGGCTCCCGATTTCCACGGAAAATTTCAGCAACCTTCCGCATTTTCTTTTCCCAAGGGTAAAGGCCAGGGCCAAAACAAAATGTGGTATTCCAAAATTTTCCTTGAAATTCCTTGCATTTACATGCCTTCTCCCTGCCTACTTCTGGATGCACGTAAAAATTACAAAAGCTCCACGGAGCTACAAATTAAAAGAAGTCAAACAATTAAAAAATAAGAATTATGACACAAGTTGCACAAACATCGGTTTTCACCCACAGCAGGTTATACAGCAAGCGCACTTATCCGGGCAATATCTACAGTGTGGTTATCAATTGCGAGGATGGCGAGTTCTATGAATATGAGGTCGAGGCAGATACATTTGCTAAAGCCACAGAGATAGCAGAGCAGATGGCCCTTGATTTGATGGCAGATATTACAATCATCGAAGTCTATAAAGCAGCATAAAATCAATAATTCATCAAAAATAAAGTATTAACAATTTAAAAATAAGTATTATGGAAGCAAAAGTTATTATCGTATCGGTTGAGAAGTCAAACAAGAGTGAGAACAATGTGTGGGCAGTGGCCATCACAGGTGAAGAACAAAAGCAGGCGTACTGCAAGAGTGCTTGGAAAGCCATGAAGTTCGCTTTCATGTTGAAGAAGCAGACAGGGTTCTACATCGAGGATGATTCACTTCACATGCTCTCAGCAGAAATAGCTCGGCAAAAGGCAGCAGCCGCTGCCGCCGAGGCTGAGAAGCAGTCAGAGCAGGAGGTGCAGCCCGAACAGCAGCCGGAAGCTGAAGCAGAGGCCAAGAAAGAGAAGAAGGCTCGTAAGCCCCGCACCAAGAAGGTGCAGGCTGAGCCGGTTCTGGCACAGGCTGCAGAAGCAGCAGGATTGATAGCCTTCATGTAAGAGGGCTATCATCCTTTCATCATTGTTTCATCAGTAAATTCAAAGAAATATGAAAGATCTCAAATCTAAGTACGATGACTTCAAAAAGAAGTATCCTGATGCAATAGTCATCTTCCGTCGTAATGATTGGTATTTCTTCTATGATGAAGATGCCGAGGTAGCATCAAAGGTGCTGGGTATCACGCTCCAGTGCAGCATCGGCATGTTTCCAAAGCAGGCTAAGTTCCCAAAGCATGCCTTGGATATCTATCTGCCTAAGCTGGTCCGCACTGGCAGGCGTGTCGCTATATGTGATGATATATAGCGGTATAGGTCCGACAGTCATCAAGGCTGTCGGACTATTTCGTCATCTTGTCTTTTCCCCGCCCACCGCCCAGTATTACCTTTGCACCAAAAAAGAAAGAAATGGCTACAATCTTCCAAACTGAATTCAATTCCATCTATCTGACATCCCTGTTGCCGGAGGAAGTCGAGATAGAGTCCGACCAGCCGTCGATAGAGGTGGCGTTCTATCTGAACAACCTGAAAGTGTTCGCATCGACATATTATCCGTTCAACGAACTGGTGCGTGTGCGTGATATCCGCTCGATATTGGAAGCGGCCATGTCGCTGCGGAACATGACTTTGGCCAACCTGAAAATAGTGGCCACAGAACCAGTGTTCAACGAGCCACAGGTTACATATGATGAGAACGGCAACTTGCACATGACCTTTGACGATGCGACTCCAGACCCCGTTACCGAGACATTGGAGGGCATCAAGGTTGTGTACAGCAGCTTCAGGACTTCCGACGATTCGGAGAGTTTCCTGAGCACTCATTTCCTAACTACCAGGAAGAGTGCGCTGCTGCCGCGTAGTGGGTTTCTTTCCCTGAGCAACTACACAAAGGCTAATGCGCAGGGAAGCAACTATGCGCTGATTTACTACAGCCAGCAGGGAGCGGAAGGGGTTGTCTTTACCTATACTTCGACGTTCAGCAAGATTCAGTCGAATACAGAGAGGATTGTCAACAAGCAACTGTCGCATGGTTACTTCAAAACGTTGGTTGACCAGGCCGTAGGGACCAATTCCAAGATTCTGGGGGCAGAATATCATATCGGTAACCGTCAGTTCAACATCTTCTTTACAGATGAGAAACCGACGGAGGAGTTTTCTTTCAAAAACGCCTTTAACATCATGGAAACGGTGTATCTCTATAACACGACGACCATCAAGACGGAGATGGACCGAAGTGAGGCAGTATGCGGACGGAAGACGCAGTTCTACGATGAGACGGTAAAGATCAAGCATGAGGTGGAAACGGCTGCGCTGTCATACGACGAGGCGAAATGGCTCAATCAAATGTTGACGTCTAAGCTGGTGGAACATCCAGACGACAACGGGGATACAGTCCAGGTACTCATCAGCGATATCACTTCTGAGGTAACGGACTCCAGCAAGGAACTCATCCGACTGAAGTTCTCGTGGAAATATGCCGACGGTATCGAGTATTTATAAACTATCATCTAACTTCTTATGAATAATATCCATATTTCAACGGCCCGCCTGATTCTCAACCGTCCTGAGCCTGTAGATATCCGGCTCTGGACTTCAAAGGGTGAGATCCAGGAATGGAAACGATGCATCTGCATCAAGTACGACCACTATAAGGGCATCCGCAAATTCAAACTGCTGGGGAGCAACGAAATTCGGCAGACCAGGGAATGCCAGATTTTCATGTTGAACGGCATGATCGTGTTCATGTAGCGACTGAAAAAGCAATATTTTCAAGAGATTACGAACATTATAAGATTTTTTTCGTAACTTTGCACCGTGAATGCTGCTGCGCAGTGGTGCAGCCTTTCATACTGCCCAGTGCTTATGGCAACTCCGCAGTACTTTTGATGGATATTGAAGCGTTGCGCTTCTGTCTTGTGCGTTCGAATCTGGAAAATTCAAAAATAGAACAAGACGGGGTACGACGGTTCACGTATATACGTGGGCTTGTCGTCTCATAGTCTTTTCTAAGGGCCATTTCCAGAGCCTGAACGCAGAGACTTGGGATACGCAGGCCCACGTTCTTTGTACCTGTACTGGAAAGCCAGAGCGCAAGCCATAGAAATAATTTGTATAGGATAAAGACGGCCTGTGAAGGTAGCTTTATCCCGGTGCCCATGCTTAGCATAATTTATCCGGCATGGAACACTGTTCTTAAAATATACAATGCGAGTGGCCCGCTGAGAAGCCCGCCACTCTTTCTGTGTCTTTTCGCAGACGATAGTTCATTCATACCTTTGCCGAAAAATAGTAAAAGTATGAATCAAAACCAACCATTCCTTACCTTCAACTCAGTTGAAAATATTCCGGACCTGAAGGCCAGTGCTGCCTTTACGGTCAATTCTGCAGAAGTGTTCAAAGAACAGACGGACATCGTGCCAGTCAAGATAGATGAGGGCTATGAATACATGCCCTGGGGAGCAGACAACGAGATGCCCTATAAGATTCTGGAACTGATCGAGTCGGATGAGACGCTTTCTACCTGTCAGATATTCAACGCCGAGGTGTGCTATGGCTCCGGACTGGTATATGATACAGCCGACGCCACGAAGGCCATCAATAAGATGGTGGACCACTTCCTGATGGAGAACGACCTCGCCAGTTACTTCCTTGGGGTCTGCCAGGACTTCAAGCACTTCGGATTCTGTGTGTCGGTCATCATCCTCAGCAACGACGGTACGCAGATTGTTCGCATTCTCCGGAAGGAGGCCTGCTACTGTCGCTTTGCACCTGCAAAGACGGACGGCACAATCCCGTACATCCTCTATGCCAACTGGCGGAAGTGTATCTCCAGTAAGGACGACGTGGAGAAAATCGAACTGCTCGATTTCCATTCTCCCTGGGCCGACCTGCAGGAACGTATGCAGGCGGCAAAGGGCAAGCGTCCGAAGACTTCCACCCGCAAGTTCGCCATCGTCAGTCGCGTCCCGACGCCTGACAGCACGTATTACCCGATACCGTACTATGGCTCGCTGTTCAAAGGTAGCTGGTACAACATCAAGAAACTGATTGGCATGGCCAAGGAGGCGAAACTGAAGAATTCAGCGCCTATCAAATATCATATCGAGATTGCCAACCGCTATTGGGACGGCATCTTCAAGGCCGAGGCAATCACCGACCGGAAGAAACAGCAGGAGCGTATCGTGGAGGAGAAAGAGAAGATAATCAACTTCCTCACAGGCATGGAAAACTCTGGCAAGGCGCTCTTTTCCACTTTCTATATCAATCCCAACGGTGACGAGCAGCATGATGTGATCATCAATAAGGTGGAAACGGATAAGGAGGGCGGCGACTGGTCGACGGACATCATAGAGGCCGTCAACATGTTCTGCTTCACGATGCGCGTACATTCGAACCTTGTGGGTTCTGTGCCTGGCAAGAGCCAGAGCAACAACAGCGGTAGCGACAAACGTGAACTCTACACCATCGCCCAAGCCCTCCAGAAACCGTACCACGACCTGCTCTTCACCGTTCATAATATAATAATAAGGTATAACGGCTGGGAAGGTGTGAAGCCTGATTGCCCCTTCATCATGCTTTCCACCTTAGACGAGAATCGTGATGCAAAACTTGTTACACCTAATAAATCCGCAGAAGAATGAAACTGATCACTACCGACGACCAGGTTCGTCATAATATCCCAAACGTCCTCGTAACAGTAGAGGGCGAAGCAACGCTTCTTGAAAAACTGACTCCGTTCATCGAGCAGGCTGAGACGTGGCTTGCCACGAACTTCACTTCCTCGGAACTGCTGCAGGCGATAGCTGCAGAGCAGGGTACACCTCTGAAGGAGTTATGTACCCGCATTGTCATTACAGAAGCGTTTCGTGCTGCCATCCCATCATTGGATGTAATCCTCACGCCAAACGGATTTGGTATCGTCAACAATTCTACAGTTGTGCCGGCTTCACGCGACCGCGTGGAGCGTCTGATCCTCTCTCTGGAATCCGCTCGCGACGAGCTGCTAATTAGTCTGCTGCGACTGTTGCCCGCCCATCAGGAATGGCTGACCACAGAGCAGGCAGCATACTTCTCCAGTACCATGTTCCCGAACATCAGCATGTGTCGGGAAATAGGCATCCGCGACCATCTGTGGCAGGAGTACCAGGCTTTCGTGCCACAGCTTCAGAACATCGAGAGGGTGCTGGCAGAGACATACTTCTCTGAAGCCCAGATGCAGGTCTTCCGGCAGGAGTGTATGCTGTGGAACCCGTCCACACAACCCATCATGCGCTCAGTCATTATCACCATCCGTCAACTCATCCTGATGGTGCTGATGAAGCACGAGCTGCACGTCCAGCAATACTACGACGTGGTGAACATCATCCGTGAACATCCTGATGTTTTTCCAGCCTGGCATAGTTCTCCAGTAGCAGAACTATATACCCCTCCAGTTTTCAAAAACAAAAAATCATCCTCCGCTTATTGGTTTTAAGCGGATTTTTTGTATATTTGCACTCACAAAATAATCAGTGTTATGTTGAAAAAAGAAGTTTTAAAAAAATTTATTCCCAAATGGTTTTGTTGGCGTCTTTTGCCCAATCCCGAAAATGTATCTTTCTATTCATTATATGAAATTGTATTTTATGTTCTCATTTTCGTATTTTGCATCATTATATATAACATAATTAATACGATCCCATATAGAGAGGAGACAATTATTATTGAATCTATTGACAAAATAAAATGGTTCAACCTTCCTGAAGAGCAAGAAGGTACACCAATTTATGCGGATATTGAATATTATCTACCAATGTCAACTAATGATAAATTAATTAAAGATACATCAAATATTATAGTTTCACTAACTGGATTCTATCCTGAAGAACTTCCAGAACAGGAGAGAAATTTTAATCACAAATGGAATTTCTATTGTGACTCTATTCGAGAAGGCCACAAAGAGGGTTTTGGAGGTTATTATGATCCTGAGTTATTTAAGGACATAGAGATAGAAGATAACCCAATTCTTATGGTTAGAAATGCCATTTTCAATAATAAAGAGAATCACAATATAATAACAAGAGAGCTTGATTCAATAACCAAATGTAAATGGCCTAATTTTAAAGCGTACAATCAATTCTATATAGAAGCAAAACAATCAATTGTAAATAGTCTAAAAGCAGATTTGTTTTACAAAGATAAAGAATACGAAGAAATAATCGGACTTAATGATTCAATAATTCCGTCCGAATTATTAATACATAGATTTGTAAGAAATTACAAAAAAGATGATTATATTATACAAAAGTATTACGAAACAAGTAATTTACCTGCATCGATGAATCTATGTGTTCCTGATAGTTTAGGTATTACTATTGGAGATCCTGGATGGTTCGCATTATTTGATATATCACAATCCTATTTTAAAATTAATATTAATTCATATTCTGTAGACCAAATAAACTTCAAATTATATTTTGGAGGTGCGGTAGAACTCTCAGAAATATATCCAAAGCCAGATAAAATATATATGAACGGCTTTGAATATACCAATCAAGCAAAAATGATGTATATAAGGGAAAACGGTTTGCTGTTCCATGTAAAATTTAAAGAATTTCAAAACAGACAGACTATAAGGCTGTTTTTTGTTACAGCAATTATAAGTTCCTTATTTATGGTATTTATTGTATTTATTGTTTTAGGTTTGTTCTTAGCTAGGAACGCATGGTCAAAAGCCCATAAGCAACAAAATAATAAACAAAAATTATTATTGGAGAATTTGAAAGAAAAATGTATACACAACACCGAGCAACCACAAAGAAAAGAATGAAAAATTCACCAGTGTCTGATTATAATATCAATTATCAATACCCATTTGGCCAGACGGTCAAACCTTTAGTCCAGCAAGACAGGACTCCAAAGAAGGTATTCGTTCTGGGAGTTTATGCCAGCGCCGTCCATGCTCGCTGGAAGAAGGACGGCAAAACTGTTTGCACGGCTCTTGCCGTAGCAAGCGAGCCACGCATCTTCTGGGACGGAAATATCGAAGAAGCAAAGGAAATCATCAGTAAGATTTCCATTCCTGAAGAGGTTGGTACATTGGAGCCTGCAGGTAGTCATCTCAATGGTCCATCTGCAAAAGTCCTCGATGAACACATCCTTGGTACACTGGGGTACACAAGGAAAGATGCATGGCTTTGCGACCTTCTACCCGAGACGCGTCTTAACTCTGGCCAAGTCAAGGTTATCACCGAACGTTATAATCCGCTGATTGAGCAGTACGGATTAAATGAAGTGACCATCCCTGAGCGCCCATCAGTATTCTGCGACGCTCAGCGTTGCCAGGAGATTCTTGCAGAGCTGAAGGAATCTCAGGCAGAGTTGCTGGTGCTGCTGGGTGATATCCCCATTGCTCAGTTCCTGAACGCTGTGGCCGACGTCCCATATCATTCCCTGCAGGAATATGTTGACCTGTATGGCTATGGTACTGTCACTAATGCTGTGATAGACGGTCGAACCATCAAGGTTCTACCGCTCGCACATCCTCGTCAGATTGGTGCTCTTGGTGCCCATAGCGAGAAATGGAATAAACTACATCAGGAATGGGAAAACAATCTGAATAAATGACTTATGAAGATAATTGCATATAATATCAACCTGTCAAGCCAAGAGAAGATAGACCGCATCTTAGAACATGATGCGGATGTCTATATCCTTCCAGAGATAGCATGTAAGCCAAGGGTATCTCTTCCCGAAGGCTATCAGATGGAATGGACAGGTAACATTCCACATAAGGGCTTAGGTGTCATTTGGAAACCATCCGTAAAGGTGGAAGTTCCCAAATGGTTCAATCCGAAGCTTCAGTATTTCCTTCCGTTGATGATTGATGGCTATCTTATTATTGCTGCTTGGCCAACGACCACAGAGCAAAACTCCCCGATGAAATATCCCGAGATTGCCATGAAAGCACTCCAGGAGTATTCACCGTACATCAAACAGTTCCCAACAATCATCTCTGGTGATATGAACCTCTATAAGGGACAGTCAGGTGAGTCCAAGAAGTTCAGCATACAAGCAATATGTGATTTTCTTAAAGAGATGAACGTGGTCAGCATCTATCATGAAATGACTGGCGAAACTCTCGGAAACGAGAGTTGTGCCACCTATTATCATCAATTTAAAGAAAACCAGCCGTTCTTTATCGATTATACTTTCTCCAGTATTCCTGTAAAGTCATTCAAAATAGGAGAATGGGATAGTGATATCAGCGATCACGTTCCACAGTTTATTGAAATATAGAATTACGCAAGAGAAAATCCCTCAAAATTAGTTCCTACCATAGCAGATAAAGATAGAACAAGGTAGTGCTATTAATGGAGTTAGAAAAAGCATAGAAACAGCAAAGCAGAGCCAACCCTTCCATGTTCTGGGGCGAACAGACTCAGGCATACAAGCATAGAGTCCAGTTAAGATTATATAAAACCAGATTACTTGCTCTTCATCCATAGCATTATAAGTTATTTTCTGCAAATATACTATATTATTTCGTTATTTCCAAATAAAAGGCAAAAAATCATGTCTTTTCCTTAAACAACTTACTTCTATACCTTTGCAGTATGGAAGTATTTAATATCACTTTGCCCACAAGTTGGGCCGAACTAACAGACAAGCAACTACTGATGGTCTTTGACCTGTTCAGTCGCGACTTGTCATCGGCAGAGGTCAAGACGCTCTGCCTCATGAAGTGGAATCATCTTCGTGTGCTGGCCACTCTGCCTCGTCATCGTTTCCTCATAAAGCGAGGAAAGGAGCAGGTCGTGCTCAGTACGAGGCAGGTTCAGCAAGCCACGTCAGTACTCGATTTCATGGACTCTTTTGCGCCTATGCCAGTGCGTATCTCGCACATCGGAAAGCATAAGGCTATCACGGCAGACTTCGAGAAAGTGCCTTTCGAGCAGTATGTGTATGTTGACAACCTGTTCCAGGGATACCTCAACACACAGCAGGAGGAACTGTTGCTTCAGATGGCGCAGGTGTTGTACGCCAGCGATCATGTGAAGCCCTCGAAAGCGCATCTGGTAGGCGTGTTCTACTGGATGGCCTCGCTCAAACAATATTTCGCTGGGCTCTTCTCGAATTTCTATAAACCGGCTCCAGCTGCTGATAATGGCAACCTCCTTGGTGGTGGCCAGACGGACATCTATCGTCAGCTGCGAGACAGCACGAATGCGATGATCCGTGCCCTGACAGGTGGCGATATCACCAAGGAAGCTGCCATCATGAAGATGGACACGTGGCGTGCGCTAACAGAGTTAGACGCTAAAGCCCGTGAGGTCGAGGAGTTCCGCAAAGCAGCCAAGAAACCCTAACAGTCGAGTATGCTGTTATGTCATAACAGCCCATTAATCCAAATCCCATTTAATCATGAATCCATTAGATAAGAATTTCAATTGGAATGCTTCAGCTTTCTTCGCTGACCTTACCCGACGCAACAAGTTTGCGCAGGCTAAGCGCTTCACCTTCTGTAAGGTGAGCGGACTCGACGGCTTCGAAGAAGCACTCTCAAAGATGCAATCAAATATTGCATTCGTCTGTGTCAGTGACATCTCGCAAGGCTATACCGAGCTGAACAACACACCGCAGACACGACGTGTCAAGACGGTGTTTCTCGCTATGCGTCATTTAATAAATGATATGAACGCACGCGAACGTTGCATGGATGCCATGCGAGAGTTGTTCCGGCAGTTCATGTCTGTACTGATCCTGGAACAAACCAAGCTGCAGCAGCATTCCATATATGTTGACCCGCGAATATCATTCCAGGAAATAGACCGCTATTTCTTTTCCGGCTGTGCCTGTGCATATTTCCAAATCGCAGTAGATACCTACACCGATTTGCAGTTCAACGAAGCGGAGTGGACGGAATAGCCCACACCGCACATTCATTATATGCCCATTATGCCCAAAGTACCCAATAACAATCCGCAACAACATCCAGACCCGCAAGGCGAAAGAGAGAAATTCGTGATGGCCTTCAATGACACCATGCTCAAAATCTGGCAGGAGCAGATTACGCTGCTGGATGTCATAGACACGGGCAGACTGCTGGCCTCAGTAAAGGCGCTGCCAGTCCGGGCCGACGGCCGTTTCATAGAAATCGGACTGTCACAGGCTTTCCTTGAATATGGTCTCTGGCAAGACTTCGGCACGGGTAAGGAGATTCCCCGTGGCAACAATGGTGATATCGGGCGTGAAAAGAAACGAGTGGCCAAGAAATGGTTCAGCAAAAAATACTATTCCTCAGTCCTTAACCTCCGTGATTTCCTGGCTGATAACATCGGCCAGTCATTCGTTGGCGTCGTCGCCAAAGCCCTCGATGACAACTACCGACGGTATAATCACTAATAGATATTTACTTTGTTGCTTTTTTTTAGATCTTACTCCTCGACAATTCCTTTAATTTTCTTTACTTCATATATTACATCTTGGTATGATTCAAAAGTAACTCCACGTTCAATGCTATTATTGATATCATCCCAATATTTAAGATTTGGAAACTTTTGAATCATCTTCACATAAGCCAGTTTCCTTTCTTCTTTTACACTTGAAGTTACTCCCATTGCTTTCAGTAAAAGAGATTTCTCTTCATTCCAAACTTTCGCCTCTTCAGCAGCTCTGTCTGATGCTTCTTTTTCAATCTTCTCTTTTGCTTCTTGTTCCAATTTTGCTTTATTATTACAAGAACAAAGCAAAAACATAGAAATAGCTAAATAAAATAAAGTTTTCATATTTAATTCATTTTGATTGTTGCTACAAAGATAATGCATTCCTTTAAAGGGTAAAAGTAATACAACAATTATATCAGTACACAAAGTTTGTCCTCTCTAATAACCTTAGGTGCTGCTTTGCCAGCAAGCACCAACACTTTCTTTCCGTTGCGATAGATATGAAGCTGACGGGAACGGACTACGGCCGTCACCTCTGAATCGTCCTGCATAGATATCCAAAGAGGATGATAGATACCATCTTCTTCAAATAGCTTCTTCTGCAGGTGCGAGCACATGTTGGTGGTATCGATGGGCATCATTTGATGTATTACTCCTTGAACTTTCCTTTCATCCATAGCTTCCAGTACTTCCAGCCGCCAGTTGACCATAGAGCCAAGAAGATGAGCACGGGCTGGAAGAACAGACGGATAAGACGCAAATTGTCGGTGTTGAGTCCAAAAGCGTCGATGTGGTTCACATACTGGTTGATGTTGCCTGGGAAAATGGCAACATAGAAGAGGGCCAGTAGTGCACCTGCGATGGCTCTTTTGTTGGCAACAAGAAAGATGATGCCTAAGCCAAAGGCTATCTCAACAACGCCCGAGGCCAGCACGACAAAGTCGGTAAACTCAGGGCTGAACTGCAACCAGGTGGGTACTTGTGCCACGAACTCCTGACGGTTGAATGTCAGATGACTGATGCCTGCATAGGTCATAAAGGCTCCTAAAAGCAGACGGAAGATTAGTTTTACGTACTTCATATGATTCTATCTTTTGTCTAACTTATGCAAAGGTACGAAAACAGATGGAGAACACCATCGTTTTTATGTCTTTTTAAGAATGAAACACATCATGTACCTTTGCAGCAGTTATCATCAACACATAAACTATATGACCAAAGAAACTCGAACTGATGTTCAAATCTATTCGGCAATCGCCATGCTGGTAGCTGGGGTAGGACTGGCCACAGCAGGCTTCATCGTACCGCCCACTGGCGAAATATCGGACTCTGTGCTGCTCTTCTTCGCACAATGTCTGATATATGCTGGCTCAATTTTCGGTGTGAGCATTTACATCCACACCAAGTTCGCAGAACTCAAATCGGCCATCAAAGCCGAACAGGAAGGAGGCGCCAATGAGACGAATTGATGAGATCATCGTACATTGTACGGCTTCGCCTGAAGGTCAAGAGATGACTGTCAAGCAGATTGACAGCATCCACCGCAACGAGAGGCATTGGGCCAACGGCATCGGCTATCACAAAGTGATATACCTCGACGGCTCCATCCATGATGGAAGGCCCATAGAAATGATGGGTGCCCACTGCGTAGAGGACGGACACAACCGATTTAGCATCGGTGTAGTCTACGTCGGAGGCTGCGCCAAGGATGGCAAGACACCCAAAGATACGCGAACACCAGAACAAAAGGTAGCGTTGGCAAATCTCTTGGAAGAGCTTCACAAGAAATTTCCCAACGCCACCTTACACGGACACCGTGAGCTGGTGTGCAGCCTGAAGAAGAAGGATCCTCATTATGACTGCAGCCGCTGCAAAGGATATCCATCCCTCTGCATCTATGCCAAGAAATCTTGCCCATCATTTGATGTGCACGAGTATGATTACATTTTCACCTGAATCCTGAAACCAAAAATTTTATCCATTATGAAATACTGTTCTCGTTTTAATAACTTGTGTTTTTCATTTTGCTTGTTGTTCATTTGTTTGACGTCACTTACTTCCTGTAGGACGATGCGCACGTCTGAGAAGGCGGTAAGTGAAAGTGAGACGGCCTCCGTGACGGCATCCCGTCTCACTTTTTACCGCACAATCGATTCGCTATCCAAGCACCTGACACTGTCATTCGATAGCGCCTCAATAGTATTCTGGCCAGAGTCGCCAGAGTTTCCAAGAGCGTATCCATCAGGGATAGAAAGGCTCTTGGAAACTCCGGCTGACTCTTCATACAAATCTGCGCACCAGGCCGACGGGCGGCCCAGCATCGCTACGCGCCCCCGAAACGCCCTGCGTTCCGCCGCCGCTTCGCGCTCTTCCTCTTCAAGCCGACACAAAGTGCCTCCTGATGCAAGCCAGCTTCCACATGAAATCAAAATCTACGGCCTACATGTCAATGCAAGCAGTGATAAGAAGTCCGTAGAACAAGCCGATTTGAAGGACAGCGTGAAAACTGTCACACAGTCCGAGAAACACAAATCGGCCACAAAGCAAAGCTCAGCGCCGAACTTCGTCCTCAAAGATATTCTCTTCATAGCAGTCATCGTTTGCATCCTCCTGGTTGTAGTCCGATGCAAACGATTCCTGAAGTATCTTATTCCTTAATTCTTCCTACATTTCTGCTATTCGCAGATTCTCTCGTCGATTCGCCCATCCTCAAGTCGAAACCCTCTCTGGAGGGATTCGGCTTGAATGGGCGACATTTCATTCTGACATCTTCTGCCAAGGCAGACAACACCGCAAGCGGACACTTCGCTCCTGGAGCGACAATCTGCCCACCCACAGTCCCCTGCGTGTCTTCTATCATCACCTTCATCGATGATAGGCTTGTGCGTACATGGCGGCTGGCCGCTCGCTACAGGGCTGACAGTTAAAGAGCCTGAGCACTGCCTATGCGGTGAGCGGCATGGCTTCAAAGAAGTAAGTACGTACTTATCCAGTGCCGTCACAAGTGCCTGCTCTGAACAAGCCCATACACACTCCTTTGCCCCAAGGGGCCAGCTATGCTACTCGCCGCGCAGCACCCAAGCACTTCACACCAGCCCCCACGAGGGGCACAGCATCGCCATTGTACGTACAAGCAATGTCCGTTCCGTCCATCAAGTCCCTTGCCATAAAAGCCTTCGGCTCTTTCACAATGAACATTTCCTTCAAAACATTTGTTCATTCTGAATAAAATCCTTATCTTTGCAGCAGATTATTGCATCAAGAGTGGCTATAATAGCCCACCAACCGGCCCACTATCGTTGGCAACGGTGGTAAAAGGATGCGAGTTAGGAAGAGTATTCTTTCATTAACTAAATGTAAACGATATGGAAATCAGAAAGATTGAAAACAGTAGTTTAGTATTGTTCCCACGCCTCCAGAGGCCCGGACTGAAACCCAAGCATGTTGCCTTCGAGTCCTTCAAGGCTGAGTTGAAACACATCGAAGGGCACGGCGACTTCTGGCTGCTGTACCAGCAGGACAAGCCACACCTTGTCGCGCATGTGCAGCTGCCGAAGAGCGAAGCCGAGTTCGATAACATCCTCGGCTGGTGCCTGGGGCAGAACAAGTGGTGTGATTACATCGAGGGCGACCTCTCATTCATCTGCGTCATTGCAGGATACAATGCCGAAGAGCTCACACCAAAGTACCCAGACATCTTCAAAGAGCGCGTGTACGCACTCTACAATGCTGTCTATTGGTGGTATGAGTACGGCGAAGCCCTGCTCAAACAATAGTTTCAGGCCGAAAGAGGCAGAACACAAGGCTCTGTCACATTCGGCTGTTTCTCACGCAGAAGTGAACAGGCAGAAAGAAAATCTAAGGCACGTTAAGGCTGTTAGCCACACTCTGCCGCAGATTTTCTTTATGCCCATTCACACCTGCCAGTACCGCACTTCGTGCTTCCTCATCATTACGCTCTTTCACCCTCGCAAGCGAGGAGAGAGGTAGGGCTGACAAACATAGGCTATGATTTCAATCAGATAGATTGAGGTCGTAGCCTAAGATTGTCTTGGTCGCCCAGTCCACAGGTACATCATGAAACCCTCGGCTGAGGGAATTCATGTCGCACCCGTGGCAATTTTACCGCCCATTCGGGTGTAATAGGCTGGATTTTGCCACATCAAAACATATCGTAACCATTTGCCTTTTCGGTGGATAATTCAGTATTTCGGCATTATCAAAGCATAGTGTGACCATCTGCCTTTTCGGTGGATAATTCAGTATTTCGGCATTGTCAAAGCATAGTGAGACCATCTGCCTTTTCGGTGGATAATTCAGCATTTCGGCATTATCAAAGCATAGTGTGACCATCTGCCTTTTCGGTGGATAGTTCGGTATTTGGGGAGTATCAAAGCATATTGTAACCATCTGCCTTTTCGATGGATAATTCAGCATTTCGGCATTATCAAAGCATAGTGTAACCATCTGCCTTTTCGGTGGATATGCGGGGACGAGGAAGTCATCTGCAAATAGTGAAACTAAGAGGCTTTTGAAGATATGTGGCAACGAAGGGCTTTCTTTAACAAAAGAGACGAGAAACCTTAATTTCTTAACATTTGTTTACATATTCCGCTTGGTGACGAGTCGGTCGAGGGTCGGGAGCGGCAGGGCGCGTGGGGGGTCTTTACTCCGACGGGTTAAGGGCTCGGCCCTTAACAATCCCGTAAGTCATTGGTTTTCAGCACCCGAAACAGTTATTAACTTAACTATTTCCGTTTTTAACGAAGAAAGCCCATATTTTAGGCGTTTTTCGAGGGTGCTGCCAATGCCTGAAAGTGACCGCTGTCTGTCCCATACCTTCACCCAGTCAAGTCTCAGGGTATGGGCATCGTCCACGTCTTTTCGTATGTGTGCGTGTCAATGTAATTTTGTGGTTGTAAATCGTAATTTGAAATCGTAAATCATAAACAACCATGTCATCAATCAATGCAAATGCAACTGTCACCCTTACCGTCAATGGTAAGCAGGCACAGGATATGCTCGACAACCTGAAGCGGAAATCGCAGGACTTGGAGAAGGCCATCGAGAATGCAGCCAAGGCTGGAAACAAGGCTGAACTGAAAAGGCTCCAGAAGGAACTGAAGCAGACCAACCGACAAATTTCGCAGATAGAATCGGCGACCGTCGGTGTGGAGAAGGTGCTTAAGAACCTGGATAAAGCAACTCCCAAGGAACTGAATAAGACGCTCGCCACCTTGAAACAGCAACTCAACGGCATCGAGCGGGGAACGGTTGAATGGAACCGTCAGGCCGAAGCTATCAAGAGGGTTAAAGCGGAAATAGCCCGTGTGAATGCTGACCTCGCTGTAGGCGAGGGATTCTGGGACCGCTTTAACCGCAAGATGAACGACTGGCAGACAACCCTGATGGGAATGGCTGCAGCCGTTACAGGTCTGATAATGGCAGGACGCTCAGCGGTCAAGGCGTTTGCTGACATGGACGCAGAGATGGCGAATGTCCGCAAGTTCACGGGTATGACCAAGGAACAGGTGGAGGACTTGAACGAGGAGTTTAAGAAGATGGACACGAGAACCGCCCGTGAACAGCTGAACGTCCTCGCTGAGGAAGCAGGTAAACTGGGCAAGCAATCCAAGGAGGATATTCTCGGCTTTGTTCGTGCTGCAGACCAGATAAACGTGGCTTTGGATGAATTAGGCGATGGTGCAACACTTACTTTGAGTAAGTTGACTACCATCTTCGGTGACGAGGAACGACTTGGAACGGAAAAAGCCTTGCTGTCCGTTGGTTCTGTGATAAACGAACTTTCCCAGAACTGTACGGCATCGGCGCCTTATCTGGCCAACTTCGCCAAGCGAATGGCAGGTGTAGGCGCTCAGGCAGAGATGACCATCCCGCAAATCATGGGTCTGGCTGCTGTGTTAGACAGTCAGGGCCAGGCCGTGGAAATGTCGGCAACCGCCGTTTCCAAACTGATTATGGATATGTTCAAGCAGCAGGATAAGGTCATCAAGGCAACGGGCATGAATGCTGAGAAGTTCAAAGAGGCTCTGGCCAAGGGAACCAACGAGGGATTGCTCATGCTGCTTGATACGCTGCACCAGTTGGGCAACATCGATGTCCTGGCACCAGTGTTCAAGGACATGGGTGAGAATGGTGCCCGTGCAGCACAGGTCATCTCGGCTCTGGCAGGTAACCTGGATATGATCCGTTGGGAACAGGAGGAAGCAGCCAAGGCATTCAAGGAAACTACTTCTGTGACCATGGAATACAACGTCCAGAACACGACAGTTCAGGCCGGACTTGACAAGGCTCGTAAGCGTGTCAAGGAGATGGCAGTGGAGCTGGGAGAGAAGCTACAACCGGTGATGAAGCATGTGCTTTCATCAACTACGCTGTTGCTGAAATTCTTGTCAACCGTCGTGGACTTCTGCATCAAGTACAAGACGGTGCTCCTGACAGTAACGGTCGCAGTAGTTGGTTATTATACTGCCGTTAAGTTGCAGTATCTGTGGTCATTACGATTTGTGGCTGTTCAGAAACTTAAAGCAGCGACAATGGCTATAGAGGACGCTTTACTGGCTGCATCTATCCTGAAGCATAAGGTGCTTCGTGGAGAGATTACGGCCACTGCTGCAGCACAGGCATACTTTAACAAGGTGTTGAAGATGAATCCTTATGGTGCTGTCATTGCTGCTATCACCATCCTGATTGGTCTGTATATCAAGTATGCCAAATCCACAAGCGATGCTGCTCTGGCTCAGAAGAGGTTGCAGGAAATAGAGGAGGATGCAGACCGAAGTACTCGTGATGAAATCAACCACATCGACCAGCTGAGAAAGACGATCGAGAACGAGGCTCTATCGGTGAAAACGAGGCAGAAGGCCATCGAGGAGCTACAGCAGATTGTGCCAGGCTATCATGCCAGTATCTCTGAGGAAGGCCGTCTGTATGGGCATAACATTAAGATTCTGAAGAACTATACGGAGCAGTTGAAGAACTCAGCCCGTATAAAGGCTGCATTGGATAAACTGCCAGAGGCAGAAAAGGAGCGCGATGAATGGTTCAATGATGCACCTAATAACATTCAGGATGCATATTTGAACGAAAAGCTCATGAATATGTCTGAGACGGATGCCATGCGTGAGGCAACTGTCAGCCCTTCTGGATACAGGGCATGGAAGGCAAAGTTTCAGAGGTTGGATGCTGCCGTAGCGCAATATAACAGCATCGTGGATAAATTAACCGCAGAGAACCAGCGACTGGCTGATGAAGCCAATGCCCTCGATGATGGCGGAGGAGGTGGTGGCGGAGGAGACTTCACGCCAACCACTGATGATACCAAGAAGGAAGAGCGCTTCAAAGAGGAAAAGGAATGGAAGGCTCGTGAAGAGGCATTGAATCGTATCAGCTATGCTACGGGCAAGCAGAACTACGAGCAGTACCAGAAGCGCATTCTGGAGATAGAAGTGGAATACCAGAAGAAGATTCTGGAGCGTACTGACCTGACAGAACAGGAGAAATTGGAGGCTCAGGCAAACTATTACGAGGCTCAGCAAAAACAGCAGGAGCAGCATACCAAGGTGACTGTTGAGCAGGAGAGCCAGCTCTATAATGAGTCTGTAGCCATGCAAAAACAACGCTACATCGATGGTCAGGTATCTACAGAGGTGTATCAGCAGACGCTGGAATTACTGGAATTGAGCCATCTGCGCAGGATGTCAACCATCTACAAAGAGGGTACGACGGAGTATGTGCAGGCTCAGAAGGCTTATCAGGACAAGTTGATTGCAGACCAGAAGAAACGCCAGCAAGAGACGGAAGCGGCAGAAAAGAAACACCAGGATCAATTGGCCCAACTTAAAAAGGACTACTTTGGCCCCAATAAGGAAGAGAGAGTCAGCAAATATATGGCTGACCTGAAGGCACTTCGTGAGGTGTATAATCTGGAGGTGAAAGCCGCTGGTGACAGTGCACAGGAGAAGCTTCGAATCGAAGAAGCGTATCAGAAAGCAAAGAAGGCCTTGCGTCAGAAATACGGCATTGACGAGCTGAACGACAACAAGAACTTCCTCGAAGAGTGGAACGAGGACATGCAGGAATGGTTGCAGTCGGACATGGGTAAGGCCGTCACAGGTTCCTTGGAGGTCATCAGTTCCGGCATGAGTAGCATTTTTCAGCAGCTTTCGTCGATTGTTCAGGCTGAATGTGACATTCAGGTAGCAGCCATAGAAAAGCGCTACAAGACGGAAATCTCCAATGCTGAAGGCAACAACTATATCGTGAAGAAGTTGGAGCAGAAAAAAGAGAAAGAGATTGCCAAGGTCAAAAACGAGGCTAACAAGAAGATGTATAAGATGCAGGTGATGCAGGCCATCGCTCAGACGGCTACGGCAGCGTTGAATGCTTATAGTTCGGCTGCAGCGGTGCCTGTTATCGGTTATATCCTGGCACCTATTGCTGCAGCAACGGCAGTAGCAGCAGGACTGTTGCAGGTGGAAGCCATCAAGAAACAGCAGGAGGCAGCAGCGGCACAGGGATATGGCAAGGGTGGTTTCACTGGCGAAGGCGGCAAAGACGAGGTGGCCGGTGTCGTGCATAAGGGTGAGTGGGTGGCCAGTCACCAGTTGCTACAGTCATCAGTCACACGTCCGATGATTGATGCGCTGGATTATGCTCAACGGACGAATACGATAGGATCACTTCGTTCTGAGGATGTATCAAGGTCGATTGTGGCGCCAAGCATCTATGCGCAGTCGAAGCCACAGAAACCGACAGTCATCATACAACAGCCTCAGACTGATGCTCAGGCTGAGATAGCTGCTGGTGCAAGGAACAAGGAACTGTCAGAGGTCCTTCAAAGGTTGTCAGACAGGCTGAACGAGCCTTTCGTGACTGTCAACACGGTTACTGGAGATACAGGCATCAAGCAGGCGCAGGATGAATACGACCAGCTGATGCGTAACAAAACACCTAAATCAAGGAGAAAGTAAACTATGGAGATTATTATAAATGGCCAGCAGGCTTCTTTAAAGAAGAATACTTCGTTTGAATACATCAGCGAGAATCCACTATTCACGGGTTCTGACAGTTATACGCTGACAATTACCTTTCCGCTGAAAGACTGTCCGCAGAACATCAATATCTTCGGACATCTGCATCGTCAGGACGTGGAGAAGAACAAGGTGGTGTTCGACTGTGACATCAGGGACAAGAACTTCTTCAAGTCTGGCTCCATCGTTATCACTCAGATATCGGAGGTAGAGGTAAAGACGCAGTTCTTGGAAGGACGTTCTGAGCAGAACTTCGACGACTCCTTTGATGATGTGTACCTGAACCAGTTGAATCTGGGGTATCCTGATGCGGAGCAGCGTAAGAAGGTAAATAACGACTTCAACAATGCCTGGTGGAAGTCGTATCCGGTGAAGAAATGGGTGGCATTGCCTTGGGTAAACAATACTTCAGGCAACTTGCAGAATGAAGTATCGAAGGATGGTAACGGCAATTTCCAATGGGGAACCAACAGTTATGGCCTGACATTCCAGCCGTTCCTCCTGCATATCCTTGATAAGATCTGTGAGGTGATGGGATATACAGGGCATTTCGAGGCCATTCATAACAGTCGATTCAGAAAGCTGTTAATATGCAATACGCTGCCTGCACCTTGGGCAGCATGGAATTTTGCGATTGCGCTGCCGCACTGGTCGCTGACGGAGTTCTTTGAGGAACTGGAGAGGCTGATGGGAGGTGAGTTCTCCATCAATCATAAGGCCAAGACCATCAGCTTTGAGTTCTCGCACGTGATAGCAAATAGGACAGAGCCGGTGCATATCGAGAAGGTCATCAACAAGTATCAGGTGGAGGTGTCGCGCGAGAACAAGTCTGACTATGTGGGTGCCACTAATCGCGTATATGCTGAGAATGATGACAGGATGTGGGCGTATAAGAGCTGCCAGTGGTATATTGATGAGCACAAGAACGATGCGATGGAGTTCGCAACCTTGGCCGCACTGATGAACTATGCCAAGACAAACCTGAAGCAATGCGGGGTAGAGTCATGGGATAATGGAAGAGGCCATCATACGGCATACACTCGTGGCTATCCGAATAGTTCGGATGGACACAAGCTTTTCTATGCCAGGGACGTGGATACATACTTCATCATGTGGTGTTATAAGTCGGAGTTTGTGGAATCATTTCATGTTTACCATGATGATACGGACTACAACTATTACATGTACACAAACCGATTGATGCCCGTGAATCAGTTTGGTGGAAAGGTAGTGGATAAGGAGGCAGAGGAAGTGGAAATGAATATCGTTCCTGCATGGATTGACTATACAGACGAGTCCCTGGGTCCGTGTCTGTTCCTTGAATGTGGTGAGATGGGTAGTGCCGTATCATGGACTGAAGAGACGGATGATGAAGGAAACACTACTAATAGTGGCACATCAGGTAGTGGACGCACGTTTGGTACTGGAGGAAGCAGAAGAGATTCTGCAGGCTTTGGCTCGTATGAGGTTGACGAGACAGACTATAACAGTGGCGCATTGGCTCAAACAAAAGCAGGAAAGGCCATTGCCAAGGGTGAGCAGGAGAAGTCAGATGCTTACTTTGATAAGATATATGTAGGGTTCTGGGATGGTTACAACAGGTTCGCTGGGTTAATGCCGCATCCGCTGACAGACAAGTTGGAGATAAGAGACGACTTCACACAGCTCAGTTATCCGTATTCGCTTCGTATCAATCAAGAACAGGAATACGATGACAATAATATAGCCCTGAAATATACGTATGACATTGATAACAGAAAGAAATACACCTTTTCTTTCTTGTCAGATGTGATACCAGACCCAAGAGCTTTGTTCTACATAGAGGGGAGCAAATACGTGGCAGAGAAAATAACTGCGACCTTCCATGAGGGTACAGGAAAGTCGCAATTATTGAAGATATCGTGTTTTCGGGTTCTGGAGTCTACTTGAGCCTCTTCAGCTTCTTATTGACGGCCTTCTCAACAATCTCATTGGAGATTTTGGCATAGAGCTGAGTAGTTCTGATATCCTTGTGACCGAGCATCTTCTTAACTTCCTCTAGGGTGAAGCCGTAGCAGAGCATCAGCGTAGCAAAGGAATGACGTCCGATGTGGCAGGTAACGGGCTTGTGAATCTGACAGAGGGATTCGATGACGTGGCAGTACTCGTTCAGCTTCTGGTTAGTGATTTTGGGTAGCTGGTAGTCGTACTTTTTCAGCACATCCATAGCAGGAGGAAGAATAGGAGTGAAGAACTTGGAACCAGTCTTCAGACGCTCGCCATCAATGTAGGTGTAGTCGCTGCGCTTCTCGGTCATAGTCTCGAAGTCGAATAGGTCCATGTCACAGAAGGCAAGTCCAGTGTAGGCCATAAATATAAAACGATCACGCGCGCGCTCGAGATGGCCAGTGCACTTCAGTTTACGAATCTTGATAAGTTCCTTCTCTGTGAGAGGATTGCGCTCCTTGTTGCTTCCCTTGGGGAATTTGACGTACTGATAGGGGTCAGACTCAATCATCTCCAGTTGCCACAGAATCTTGGTGTACTTCTTCACCTTCTTGTGATAGCCGTTGATGGTGTAGTCGCTACGCTTGTTACCTAGACGAAGCCAGGCATCCCAAGCCATGACGTTAGCCTTTGTAAGGTCTGCGAAGGTGTTAAGACAGCCACATGCTTCGAGAGCGTTGAAGACAACGGTGAAGTCCTTGACGGTATTAGGGGCAAGGCCTTCATTCTCGAAACGGTTACGGCAGAAGTCAATAAAGCTCTGACGAAGGTCGTTACCTTTGAAGAGAACCTTCTCTTCGGGTTTGGTCGGAGCCTGGGCTGTGAAGACATGCTTGTTGAAATTCTCGATGGTCATGTCCTCATTGAGCATCTTCATCGCATTGACGATTTGCTCATAGTGCTTGACCTTGGCTACGATAGCTTTGTCCTGAGCAGCCACCTCCCAATTCTCAGGAGTAGAGGAGCCCACAATCTCATACTTGCGCTGACCTTCCTTAAGGTATACGCAAATGTCAATAAAACCAGTTCCCACTTTCGCTGCCTTCTTACGGCGGTCGAAGATCACTTTTACGTGCTTTGTCAT